TCCAAACATTAAAGTAAGAACCTTTTGGATGGGTCTCGATGGTACCATTCTAGAATTAGAGAATAATAGATGGATCAAATCAAACATTTATAACCCCGACAAACAATATTGGATGAACATCTACAATAGAAATAAAGTAAAAATTCTTCGTCGCAATCATCGTAACATAGTATATAAATATTTAGATATTGAACAAGAGATTGTATTAGATTGCGAAACCTTTTTCAAAACATTTTGCGAGCTAGAGAAAGATGATGACACTGGTCGTTGTAACCTTGTTGTTACATGATATGATGATGACTCATACACCTAACATTGTATATTCGGTTTGTAAGAATAACACTAACACTACAAAACGGAATATCAAATGATTTATAATCTGACGTTTACCTTGTTGCCCTTGTAAAAAGCTACATAAAAAGAATATTAATATCAACAACGAAAAGACGAACATTTGAATAATTTTATTTTTCCTATAAGTCAAAAACAAATAATAAAGAATGAATGAAGTTGCGCTAAATACATCTATTAGAAGTGTATATATATTTTTGTAATTCCAATATAGTAAACTGCTCGCACAAACCTGTAAAATTAAAAATCGTTTTATATTGTCTACATTATTGAACCAGTATAGTAACATCAATGGCAAAATACTCAAAATTATGTCGTCAAATCTATATTTTTTCATGAATTTTATATTCATTTATTTATTTTATAACAATAATAAAATGTTTCCGAACAATCTTTTGTGCAATTATTAATATTATACCATAGCTATCCGGTTTTATTAATATCATCGCATGTTGACAGTTGTTCTCCGACTTGCCTCATAACGGACTTTTTCATTTTTTCAGAAAGTCCTTCTTCTATTTTTTCAAAATCGTCTTTTCCACTTTCAATCAAACTAATACATGCCAAACAAATACAAACAATATAATCTTCATCCAAATTTTTGTTATACATTTCAGTAAGACAAGTTTCTAAATTGACTTTTCCGTGTTTTCCATTAACATAATCAAATGCCTTCTTGAAAATGGCTTCTTGGACACCTGGTTTGAGAAGTCCTTCCATGATTTTTTTACAATTGTTTGATGGCATCCAAAACTAATGGTAAGTTGATTTCAATTTTTCTATAATTTTGGGGAGAAGAAATAATGATAAAATTGAATTTGAATGGGGAACGATTAATCAACAACACAATCATGTCATCTCCAAAGTTTGAACCAGTTAATATTTACAATTATTTGAAACATTTGGGGACGTCTTCAACGGGGCACAATAATTTGTCTCTTTTAAAGGAATTAATTGACAATAGCTTTGACGCGAACGCCAAAAATATTGTCATCGATAAGCAAGAAGGGAATAATAGTGACGGCACTAAATACTATCAAATTAGATACAAGGACGATGGAAGGGGGATGGATCAAGTAAATGTGTACCGTTTTGTTCAACTTCATTCGGAAAATATAGATGGAGGTATTGGAAAGTTTGGTATCGGCGGTATCTCTACTCTCGTAAATTGGTGTGACATTGAAGATGATATTTATGAAAAATTTATTGTTATCATATCGAGAACAGAAGACAATATTACAAGACAAGTCAAGATAAATTGGAATCAATGTAAAACACTTGATGATTATACGAATCAAGTTGTAGATTCATATACAGAAAATGACCCACTGTCACTTCAATGTTTGAAAAATGAAAATATTTCACAAGGAACAATCATTATCATACAAACAAGTGAGAAGAAATATACCGAAATTGTGGAGTTGGAAGATGATATGCAAGATTACATAGATATCGGTACAACATATCAGAACTACTTTGAAAAGGGTAAAAAAATATCCTTGTTTGGTGAACAGATAAGGCACTATGCGATTCCCAAACCGTTATTGTCAGATAGATTTCAGATTGAAGTTTGGATGAAAAAGGCGACGGTGGCATTTTCAACCAAAAATGGTAAGAAAAGTCTGGTATTCAAATATGACAAAAACAAAAAAGAAAAGAAAATTACCTCAGACGATTTGGAGAATGAAGATTGGAAGCTTATATGCGATGTTTCTCTGAAACTTGAAATGCCTGGGGATCTTTATATTACAAAAAATAAGAAAGATAAATTCAATTTAAAGGGTTGGGAATCGTTCAATAAATTTTGTATTAAAAATGGCATCGAAAGTGAAAATGAAATATACTGTCTTGCCGAAGATTACATCAAGAAGCTATACATTTCGCGAGAAGATAATTATCACAATGCGCGGACTCTTGGTGGATTAGATTTTTCCATGACCGGCTTTTATGACGATGACATCAATATTATTGGAAAATGTATCAAAAAGCAACTAGTATTTAATCATAAGTTTGACAACAAACTGGGGTTGACGCAGCAAAACAAAAGTGTTGTTGAGTGGACGAACGCGCCAATCGGTATGCAACAATATATTATCAAAATTATTAATTTATGGGTAAAAGACAAACTGAAGCCTCGTATAAAAGAAGTTGACAAAGAAGAGCAAAGACTAAGGGATTTTTATATTCCGTTAGAAACATCAATGATAAATAAAACCAACTATTATTTGAGAACAAAAGACAAGAAATATATACCAACTTATCTGAACCAATCATCGCCAATCTCAGCCGGAATGGCTATATTGAAAGCACTCCAAAAAAGAATGGAACACAGAGAAGATTCGTCACAAAAAATTCAAACATGGTTTCGGAGCCAGAAGATGTTTTCTTGTATCCCAATGACAGGATTCATCAAGTTTCAGAAATTCATTCAATGGGCTCACAAACATTATTACATTAAGAAAATCCAAAATTGGTACTCTAACATTCTCATTAAACGCGCAATTATTAACTATGTTCTTTCACAAATTGCTTGTAAAATCATAAAGAGTAGGTCTATATCACTAATCCAACGACACTGGAGGTGGTATATTATTTCCAAAAAATCTACAGAAAATGAAAATAATATGGCTATTGTGATTCAAAAACAAATGAGAAAATATTTCGCATCCAAATTGTTTGAACAAGAAAAGAGAAAAGAGAAATGTTTCAAAAATCTCGCACATAACTTTAAAAAAAATGTTAAATGTCCTGATAATAGACAAAAGTTCAACTCGTTTAAACGCGAGATTTTGAGCAAGTTGAAAGAGATGGAGGAGCTTTTATAATATCAGTGGCGATAACTTAATTAATGATAAATATGGCGCGTGATAAAATGTAAATATAGATAGTAAACAGCAAAATTCAATACATAAATTACTTCCGTGTAAAAAAAAGGTCAACATTTACATTAAACATAATCGTTATCGATAGAATTATAGCTAATATAAGCGAAAGTAGCAAAATTTTATTACTTGTCAACAATACATGATGAATCATGAACAACATAATAGATAAAAATATTGTCCCAGCAAAAAAGTAGTGTATCATATATGACTCATCAAATATAATCAAAAATCCGATGCTTATTAATATGGTAAAAATAAATATTTTTGAGTATACATCATTTCTATTTAATTCATATAAGACAGTTTGAATAGCCATCAAGAACATAAAAAACAATATGTTAAATTTACATTGCTTATCACAAATAATATTTGATACGCTATTATTGCGTTTATAGTTTTTACAAACTAAAATAATTGGAAATGTATAAAAAAGTAACATGGAAAATAAAAGTGCGTCTCTTTTCATAATATAAAATTATAACATATTATTATTCAAACATCGCTCTTCTGAAGTTGATATCCCCAATGGTTGTAATGTTTGTCTAATTTTAGGAGTTGTGTAAAAATCATTCCACCATGCTCTGCTCGCTCGGGTCTGAAGAATTTCTAGAGATTTTGAACAATATATATTTGACCCCCGCTTACTATTGCATTTTTTACAAGCTAGAGCTATATTACCGGTTTGTTTTGTTCCGCCCAAAGATTTAGGGATCAAATGCTCGGATGTCATTTTATCAATGGAAATTTTTTTATCACAATAACAACATCTACCTTTTTGAATATTATACAAAAACTCTTTTTTTGTAATTTTATAATTTCTAAATGTTTCATCAGGTGTTTCTGACATCCGGATAGTTTCACATTGGCTAGATAATATATTATTTTTCGTCTCTAATTTATTAACCGATTCTTCCAATTTTGTATGATATTCTTTAATTACATCATCTTTCGCGTTTAATTCATTAGATAATTCTTCAATTATATTATTGATAAAATGTTTATCAACGCTTATTTTGTGCGAGAGAAACATATTTGGGGTTTTATTATAATAGATAACATCGTTTTATAAATTTCAATTTTTTTAAACATCACCCTTCTGAAGTTCATATCCCCAATGTTGTAAAGTTTGCCTAATTTTAGGACTTACTTCATAGTCATCGTATTTTGTCTTTTTTTTATGAATCTGATTGATTAAATTTCTACGGAATCTACTTTTAGGTCCCGCGGTATTCATCCACCGTTTGATTTGTCGTTCATCGTCATCGCTCCGTTTTCCAGAATAAAAATCACAATACCATTGCGTCCACCCATATGGGTGCGTTTCATTGATCCATTTTTTTTCTTCCCAATATTCTAATGTTGTACCGACTTTCACATTATATTTATTTATTGTTTTGTCGTAATCGTCCCATCCAGAAGTTAACCAATGTTCTGGAAGATTTTTCCACCAACTCTTTGGATATTTTTTATGCTGGTTATTGATTTTTTTCTTCAATATAGTTGAGTAAATTGGTCGCCAATAAGTCCCGCCAAAACTCCCCGTTTGAAATATTTCTTGTGGTGTCAGATTTGGAGTGAACTCCGGATAATCTTTGAATATAATCAACCCGTTTTTGTCTTTTTTTGGCGCCATGATCTTTATTTAATATAACTAAATATGTTTTAAATATTAAATAAAGAGAAAATTATTATAAATAACTAAAACTATGAAAGTAAAACGTGGCAAAAAGTCAAACCGAGAAAATAAAATCGTTGAATTAGATAACAATATTGTACGTGAATATTTGAAGGAACACAATGCCAAAAAGTTGTCGGTGAATTATCTAAAGAGGAAACTCAATATTAAAAGTAGAAAAGTATTATATTACTGCCAACATTCTAATCACATTGAACAAGTTAAACCGTGGGAGGTCGGTTCATCCAAGCATACAGTTGATGTTTTCAAATATAAGGCTTAGAACACTTTAGAACCCGGTTTGAAGCATGATATCAAAAGGAAAAGAAATAATCGTCGTTGAAAACCGTCTTATTTTTAATGCTTCTACTCATCTTCGCCGCAGACATATTCTCTGAAGACGCCGCCTTGACAATCGTTTCCCACATATTCAAACATTGGTTGGTTTTCAAACACACTTTATTCACCCGTTTTCCGGTACTTGATGTTAATTTATGTTGGTACACGTCCTCCTCGCGGAGTGACAATCCATAATACCCTTCGTTCGTCGCACCATTCTTCCAAACGGTTGCCTTTTGGGCATACGGAGACGCGTTCAAATACTCCTTCAGCTCATCCATCTCTTTTTTATCGCCCGACACATCTTTCCCCAGTTTCTTCTTCCATCGCTTGTAATTCGCCAATAACTCGGAATTCAATACCTTGCCCTGTGGCGTGAACCGGCATACTCCGAATACGAAGGTCTCCGCGTCGCACTGCACCCCCCGACTCCGTTTGTACTCGACTACTTGTAATTTCACCCCTGCGTACCCGTAGACCACCTGATTCTTATCTTGCTGTTCTAACCGTTTAGGACGGAAACGCGTATCCAAATATTGTTTGAACTGGTGGAAGATTTGTTTCGTTGGTTTGACTCCGTTCCATATGCGAAACTGACCCTCCATCATACCGCTCGACTCCTCTACATCAGGACGGACGATACAACACGCACTGATGAATTCGTCAAAACGTTTCGTCTCTTCGCTCACCGGCTGCTGTTGCTGGTAATCGCAATCCGCCATCAGTTTGTTGATTTGGATCTCCTGCTCACCGACCTTGCGTTTCAGCTCTGCTATCTCGCATACCAACACCCCGTTCGTCGCCTGGTATTCCATGTTTGCAACATTAAGTGCCGCCAAGTCCTCCTCCAACATATCGTTCCGTTTCAACAATTTGTTGTAATTGTCTACACTGTACCGCTTGCTCTCAATCACCGATTTTATGTAATACGTCAGTTTATCTGACGTGAAGGTCGCATTGTACGCAATGATCTCCTTGTACGTACTCCCATCAACTTTAATCTGGCGCAACTGTTTCTTCACCTTGGGGTGCTGCTTGATCAGGTTCTCGATCTCGACCTTGTTCTGGACCTTGAATGCGTTCACCAAAACGAAATTCGCGAACTTGCTGTGGTGGTTATAAACGCGCGACCGCAAATCGTTCGTTTGTCCGAATTTGAGGAGGGTCTCGCCGCCCTCCGTGTTGTCGATCGTGCCGAAGTAGACGCACTCGGTATTCTTGGGGAATTGGTCGATGATTGCTTTTTCCACGGCTTGGCGTTTTTTCTGCTTCTCTTGTTCGGCAGTTTCTTGCGCTAGTTTGAGTTGGTTCTGGAGTTCCATGCTCTCTTCGCAGATGGTTTCCTGGATGACCTCCTCCAACTTGATGTAGTATTCGTGGATTTCGTCTGCCTTGGATGTTCCCGCTTTGAGACAGAATCGTTTGAAGGCGGGGACGGTCATTTTGAATACCTGTCGATTCTGTCCGCCGTTGGACGAAACCGCTTGCCCTGCAGGGCAAGCGGTTTTAATGTAATCCTTCTCAACAATAAACTGTTTGTCAAGAAGCCTTCTTGCCTTTGCTTTATCATGAAATCCCATCCACTTCCATACATCGTCTAGGTCAACCACAAAATCTGTATTACAACAGTTCAAGTAACAGTAAAAGTTGGCGAGGAATACCTGTTGTTGCGTTTCAGTGAGGAATACCTCAGTTTCCCTACCAATCGCGATTGGTAATTGCCAGAGAACTTGGTGATTGGGTTGGTTTCGATGAGATTTACGATATTCATTGTATAGTAATACGCGACTTGACTTTAAATGATTTTGCTATTAAAAGAGGAAACGATGTGAGAGCTTTGATTACCTATTTGTTATGACTACCGTGTGAAGAATCTTGCTCGGTGACGAAACGTGTCACCATTTATTTTTTTTCACGTTAATTCGTGGACCACTACTGCGCTTCACGTAAGACTGAGGGTCGTATGTTTCTTCTTCGTCGTCCGAACCAATATTTTTAGACAATTCCCAAAATTCTTTTGATCCTAATCTGAAATCTTTTTGTGCTTGCGCTTTGTACCAAAAGATTTGATCTTGCAATTTGTTTGATTTCGCATTATTATTAATCACTAAACACTCATAATTTTCAGTACATTGGTCCATTACTTGACAAAAAGACTCGAATGTCGGGAACATACCCGCGAAGTTTTCGTAGATACGCTTACGATTGGCAATGTATGGTTCGCGCAAAATAAAGACATAGTCAATATTGGTTCTCAATGTTGGTGGGATACCCAACGGATATTGCATAGTAATGATAAGCATAATCTTCCAATGTCTTCCATTCATGAATAGTAAACGCATTAATTTGTCTTTTGACCACGAATTATCATATAGACAGTCATCCAAAATAACAAACGCTCTCGGATCAATATTACACTTTTTGTACGTGGCAAGTTGTTTGTTTACTTGTTTCAATACAACCTTTTGTCTTTTCAAAATATTGGCAATAATAGAGGAACTATATTCATCGTGAATAAACAGTTTGGGAACGTGATCGCTATAAAAACCGTTGCCGGCTTCTGTACCCGAAATAACAGTGCCCAACGGAATATCTCGATGATGGAATAATAAATCACGAACCAAGAAACTCTTTCCCGTATCTCTTCTACCAATTAAGACAACGACGGGACCTTTATTTTCGTCTTTTTTGAATGTGATGTGACTCATACTAAATTTCTTAAGTTCTAGTGTCATTGTTTATATATTGAAAACAAATTTAAACCTCGGAATATTACGAACGCAAATCACATGAAGATGTTATTATTAATAAGTTTAAAAATATTAAAAATATTATATCAATAATAAAAATTAATGTGCGATGCTAAAACAAGAATTATTATACGATAATTTAAACAATCTTTCAAATAATGAATTTGAGGAAATTGTTAAAGCAAAAGCGCCGGTAGAAGAATTTTTGAATATTGAAATTCAAAAAAGAGTTAGGCATTACAAAAGTAAAAGTGATGAAAACTGTTTCGAAATAAAAGACAAGGACGATAATGATAGGGAAGTATTTTTCAAATATATCACACTGGTTGACTCTCTGAGATATTTGACTGGAAAATACAAAAACGAAGATTTAACAATATTGCCTGGTGTTGAAGAAAAAAATGCCAATAGTAAATATCAAAAATATATCCATGACAAAAATAACTATGCTTATGTAGATAGTTTATTTTATTACATCAGTGGAATATTGAAAACCGACAAACAGTTTTTCCACGGTATTGAATGCTATGATATGTTTATTTGTCAGAAAAAAAATTGTAAAATAAATGTGTCAGACGATTTAGAATATTTATGCGAATCCAACTTTTTTACACAAAATTTAGGGAAAAAATTTCGGTTTGAAGACAATGAGGCAAACGATATCTTTCAGCAAAATAAAAAGGAGACTTTGCTCATTGAAGAAACCAACGATTTAGATTTGGAGTTTGAATCTATTGTGGAAGAAACACCGGTGGACAGCTCAGGAGTATCTCACTCATTAACGAGTGTAAATGAATTTTTGATTGATGATTTAGAAAATGACGATGGGTTGGCATTGAAGTATCAATATGATACAAATGACACGTTGACTAATAATGACGAAGATAGTGACGAAGATAGTGAGGAATATAGCGAAGAAGAAGATAGCGAAGAAGAAGATAGCGAAGAATATAGCAAAGAAGAAGATAGCGAAGAAGAAGATAGCGAAGATAGTGAGGAATATAGCGAAGAAGAAGATAGCGAAGAAGAAGATAGTCAAGAAGATAGCGAAGAAGACAGCGAAGAAGAAGACAAAATTTATTTATTACTAAACAAATTTCCAACACAAGTAGTTGTTATTGAAAAGTGTACAAATACACTGGATGAACTATTGGATGGAGGAGAAATCAAAATGGAAGAAATAGAGAGTGCTATTTTTCAAATTATCACAACACTTTACGTATATCAAAAAAAATATAACTTTACTCACAACGACTTACACACAAACAATATCATGTATTGTGAAACAGACAAGGAGTATTTGATTTACAAAATAAAAGATAAAATATACAAAATACCAACCTATGGTAAAATATACAAAATAATTGATTTTGGTCGCGCCATTTATGATTACAACGGACATTCTCTATGTAGTGATAGTTTTTCCAGAAATGGAACAGCTCATACACAATATAATTATAACCCGTATTATAATGAAAAGAAACCGTTAGTAGAACCAAACATGAGTTTTGACCTATGTCGTCTTGCTTGTAGCATTTTTGATTTTGTATGCGACGATATCAACAATATTGATGAATATCGAAATATTGCCCCGATATATGATCTTATTTTCTCGTGGCTATACGACGATAACGGTGAAAATGTACTATACAAACAAAATGGCGATGATAAATATCCTGGATTCAAGTTGTACAAAATGATATCCAGGATTGTTCATAAACATATTCCAGAAGATCAATATGAACATAACGTTCTTAAAAAGTATATTGCGTCGGACTTGATAGTTGATAATTGTTTACATGATGACAAATGTCATTACATGGACATTGATGATATTATTTCGTAAATATATATTTTCAAATTGTTAAATATAATACGCAAGAATAAATAATGTAAGTATTATATATAATGGTTGCGTGCTCGTCTCGTCGTAAGACAAAACATCCCTTTTGTGGACATGACCCTAAGTGCTACTGGAATAATAGGTCTTGTAAAAAAAGACCTGGCGTAAATAACAACACGCGTAGGAATATGAATACTAATCGCGAACGCTTACACCAAGACCCCAATTCTAAACTGAATATGATTTTACACAAACTCAAAAACATTGAAGCAAAGTTGGAAAAGATGACTCGTAAGAATACAAACATTTTGTCAAAACCGAAATCTATCAAATCAAACAGAGAGACTGCTTTTAACTCCAATAGAAATATTAATAACAATGGTTCTGCTAAAACTGCGTCTCCAACAAATGTAAAAATGCTTTTAAATCAGTCTAGCGATAACACAGCAGAAACGGCCTCGCCGGGCGCTGTCAACCGACTTAGAGATTTATAGATGACTTAGAGATGGAATCAAATCAAAATTGAGGTTCGTTTGTGAAAATTGTGGTCGTTTTACTACTCTCAAAAGAGACAAAATTACTTCTAAATATTAACACAGCATAAGAAACAATTCCTACTAAAGCACTGTCTTTAAACGCCTTTTTTTTATCGTCTTTGTTTTTCTCCACTGAAACTTTTAAAATGAAATATATAATACATATGACTGCTGCTACAATAAAATTACTATTCAATAACTCCATATAATTTATTTGTTATTTAAATAAATTATATATAACGAAAATAATCCATTTATTTAAAAGGCTAGTTCTTCGATTCCAAGATCAATTGGCGGTTCACTTTCCGAATTTTTTGTTTCATCTTCGATGTTATCAAAATCCAAGTTTATTTCTTCAATCTCATTCATATTGGAAATAGACGGGCTATCAAAATCGCTATCCAGAACTAGAGGCACATTATCCCCAATGGTGAATGTATTTTCATTGTTGCTTTCTTGTTCGTTGACTTCAGGCGGCTCTTCACTTTCAAAAGAGATAGACTTATTCTCCTCTTTTTGGTCATAATTATTATTTGATAATAAATCATCTACTGTCGGAGGTGCTTCAGATAGAGATGGTTGTTCGTTGATTACAACACTATTGCTTTCATCTTTTAGAATAGAAGAGGGCGTTTCAATTGAGTCTCCAACTTGTTGTTGTGGCTTATTGTTTTCTTGTGGTTCTTGCTTTGGTTCGTCTATTACTTTTTCTGTTTTTTCAACATCTACTTCTTGTGTTTCATCAATATATTGTTTCAGAAGTTGTTCTACTGGAATATTATCACGAATTGTGTTCATAATACACGTTTGAACAATAATTTCAAATTCTCGATTGTGTTTTTGTTGCTGTAACGGTGTCGCCTCAATTTGGAATAAATAAATATTCGAATACAATTTTCGGGCAATGTTAATGTAAACGTTATGCAAAAATTGTTTGAAGCAAGGTATATCAATGTCAATTTTCTTGTTTTGATTTCCAGTGCGAACACAACTCAATATTTTTAACTGAAGAATATGAACACAAGTAATGAGGTCTTCTAAATATTTACACTGCGAACATTCTTTAATTCGTTCCACCTCAGCATCCACCATAGTTTGATTCCACTTTGGAATCATAGACAAGTAGTTTTGAAAGGTCATCAAATATTTCTCGTCTTCGTCATTTTTCTCACATACTTCCATTGCTTCGCTGTATATTGAACGAAAGCCGTCGATAATGTGTCCAGACAAAATATTCATCAAGCGTATTGACCATTCAGACTTAGAATCGTTCAGCAAATTTGAATTATAATCATCCATTTAATAGTAATCATATATTTCTATTTCTAAATTATTACGAAATACTACCAACAAGTAAAAAATAGAAAATAAGTCATTGTAAAAGTTTTTGTTGACCTTCCCAAATATTAAACTCAAATTATTGTGGTTTGGATTTGTCCTAAATTTTTGGAAAATTTCAAAACAATGAAAATTATACTTGTGGAATTCAACGCTAATTTTATATATTTCTAACAGCTTGTTGATTTGTGGGTCTTTATTTTGGAGTAAATTATTATATTTTTGAATAAGATATTTATATTTTGTATAGTTGAATTTATCTATATTGTTATGCAAAGACCTATTGCGATTTTCATTAATGTAAATGTGCGCGAATCGCGATGACAGCGGATTCAACAGACGATACTTATTTTCGCAAACAAAGATGAATCTCGTTGTTTTACTATATTGTTCTATTGTTCGCCTTAAGCTATATTGAGAATCATATGTCAAATTGTCGGCATGTTCCAAGACAATTGTTTTGAAATTCACGTCTTTAGTTTTGTTGAATATTTGCATTGAAAATAGTTTAATATGTTCTTTGATAATTTTGATTCCATTTGTAGATAAACAGTTAATTGTAAGGACATATTTAGAAATATTTTCGTTTGAATTATATAGATTGGTGATAAATTGATGGTATGTTTCTTCTTTTCCGCACATATATGGTCCGAAAAATAATATATTTGGAATGCTGGCTTTCTGTATATAACTGTCCAATTTCATTTTTGCTTTTTCCATTTCCACTTTTCTTAGTTTTGTAATATAAAAATATGTCTGTAATATTTAATATTTTATAAGTTAATAATATAATTAGATGACAAACACTCCTCAAAATTGTATTTTCAAAGAGATTCAAATGGCAAATCAAAAGTTATCCGATAAACATTTTTCAGAATTGTTTCACAATGTTTACAATAACGTAATATTTTCTACAATTCCTTACACAATTTATAAAGAATCACAATCAAACACTTGTATTTACAAGTATAACAGTGGCAACTGCATCGCTTTATCGCATTTCGTAAAAGAATATTTACAAGCGAATCATAATATCAAAAGCTATATTATTGCGGCAAGTGTTCCAAATAGCTGTAAAACACCCGGCACACCCCATTTGACACATTGTGCAATATTAATTCCACTGTCAGAAGACAAGTTTTGTATCATCGATACTGCTTTATACTTTTTAGAACCAATGATTTGCGATGTAAAAGATACAAGTACCCGCACAATTGAAATGTCCGATGTGTATCAGCACAATATACGGCGAGTAAACTACAATATTTCAAAATGCGACAATTGTTTACTTGATATAAACTACAACCAAAAACTGGCGAATAATTCATTGTGCGTCTCTTGTGTATTTGAGCACGATCAAAGTGAACATTGGAATTATTATCTAAACGAAATTGTTAATCCAGATAATAATATTGGTCATGCGTATCTGAAACATAAAAAAGAGCCTTTTATGATGTATACTCAAGTAGTAAACAAAAAACCAGTATTGAAATATAAACTTAAATTACAAGATGATGGGATGATTGTGATTAAAAAATACCCCGAAAACACTGTTGTTTTCAATGGAAATTCCGGTCAGTTTGATGAAAATAAGATAAAAGCTGAAATGCGTAAATACTTATCCGGCGTTTTTAGTATATAGTAATAATTTTATTATTTATGAACTGTTCAACGGTTGGGTATACGGATTTGATTTGAATGCGTCCAACAGCGACGCATCTAAGTGACTGTTGCTGATTTCTTGGTAGTTTTGTGGCATAGAGGTGGTGGTACCCAGACTATCGCTTGGGTGTTGATAGGAAGTTGGTTTGGGTCTATACACCGGAGTTGATCTAGTATTTTCACACTCTTTTGCGTTTACTTGCGCAACAATTTTGTTGTTAAAAAGGCTAATGTTGCCGTTAGATTGTACACCGCTCGCGTAAACGCGGTTGTTATTTTCTTGGTTATATTGAGCAACGTAGCTCATGTTTCCACTTAACTGAGAAGCAGCCGGACCCGTTTCGGATTGATTCATCGAATTTCTTTGTGTCGCGTTTAATATGGGGTTTACATTCATATACGCAGAATCTTGCTGTTTCTGAACATTCAAGTGATTCATATTCAAATCACATTCATACATTTCTCTATTGGTGGTAGAGACTTCTTGCTTGTTGCGAATGGTATGCGCGGCGACGTTATTTAGACCAACATTACCAGATGATTGTAAACTAGTTGTAGTGTTTACCTTCTTGCTGTGTCTCAATCCATTCATAATTGGTTGAACGATGCTGGATACAGTAGACCCCATTCCTCCAAAGTGAGACGTTTTTGTTGTATTTCGGTTGTTGTTATGTGCGTTATAAGAGGTTTTGCCATAATTTTGTTCACTTGTCGGATTTGTTGTTTTATCTACGCGATTCGTAATTGGAGCCCCATCTAATTGTTGTTTGTTTGCTTCCAAATAGTTTTGTTTGGCATAAGCAGCACCATTTTGGTTAATTCTGGTTCCGTAATATTCAACACTCGTGTTATCGCGATTTTCATTGGTAAGCATTTGATGGGCACCCACAGTGTGCATATTGGGTCCAGATGTTCCCGCAATCATACCTAAATTATCTTTGTTTACAAAGTAAGAGTCCGGCGTTTTTTTGTCAATTTTTCCATGCTCGCCTCTGTTTTGTATTGGATTTATCGCAGGTCCCATATGGTCGTGTAGGCAGTAAATATTTTTAGGATTATTAGAAGTGCGCAACTCATCTACACCTTTAGGCATCCACTGGTCTCTCGTTTCATTATAATTATTGTATCCACTTGTAATCACATTTTCATCGTATTTTTTGCCAAGACCGGGCGCAACTTTGATTTCTTCCCACGGTTTACTGTTCGCGTGGCGGTGAGAAGCATTCACACGTGACTGAAAGAATTCATTTTGGTTCTGATTACCATAAACGTTCTGGGTATTATTTTCTGGTTTGAACATGGTGGCAATCTCTTCCTTTTTAATATCATACGTCCCTTGTCCAGTATAAGAATCTAAAATAGAAGAAGTATTCATATTACCACCCCCGTTTGTTTTTCCTCCATAATAAAGGTTCATATTATTGTGATTAATATCGTCGTATTTAATTTTTTCTCCAGCAAGATTTTTGAAAATATTATCGCTAGTATTAGAAGACGCTTGTTCTTCGCTTGAAATATTATTCAAAAAGAATTTGTCTTGATATTGCGAAACATCTTGTTGATTGTTAATGTTGTTATCACTCTTCGCAATGTTCGGGTGAAACTTTTTATATTCTTTGGAGAGCAAATCGCCGCGCGGATCAATGTCGCTCAAATTAGCCATATTTTCTTTTCCATTACCAATACATTCTTCTTCATTTTCTTCATTTTTGTTTCTGTCATTGCTAATTAAAACCGCTGTTCCTAACAATAATAATGGAATAGCAATTTGTGCCATAATTTAATCTCTTATATATAAGTTTTATATTTTTTTATGATTTTTTCTATATTTGTCTTTTGTGTCAATATTTGTGTCCACATTGTTTTCAAATTTCAACGAAAAATGACTTTGAGGGTCTTCAAACAAAATCTCCGGTCGGTATTGTTGGAGAGAACGATACGTCCAAGATGGATGAGTGCTCCTTGACTCATCTGTCACGCTTTTATTCAGTTGATATATTGGAATTTTCCGCTCTCCATGATTGACACGATTTTTTTTGTTGTATTGGTTATCAATAAAATCCCGCGAATATCCACGTTCCATTTGTTTCAACTGCCCCTCTAGATCTATCATTTTACTATATTGTAAATTTCCGCTTTTTTGTAAGCGAATATGTGGATCATCGACAAAGACATTCTTTGTACCCGTGTTGGAGGGAACATTAAATGTATAGCTACACATAGATGTCGTCTCAATATTTGATTTTAAGATTCTACTAGTATCATCGTGAAATCTTGTAAACGCCATTATATATATAGTTTACTTATAAATTATATATATAATTATTTAAATGTTATGAAAGCCACCTCTTTCACTGACATGTAAAAATGAAGGTGGAACTAATGTTTTTTGTTTTTTAAAAAGAGGTGTGTCTGTAATTTTTTTGGTTTTCAAATCAGGATTAAAGTTCGCTCCCTCCAAATTTATACTTTTGATGCCTCTGAGTTTACTCTCAATATCAATATTGTTGTATGACAAGGTCTCGCTGTGTAATTTGGGAACTCCGCCTAGTTCCAACATCTTATGAACCGAACTATTTTGACAATAGTCAACATTCAACATATAATTCATTTTGTTGGAATTCATGAGTTTTTCTACATTGTATTCAGGATTTTGATTTTTGTTACTTGTAAAAGACATATTACAGTTAATATCTATTAATATAGTATTTTATAATAATTCATCTAATTACACTCGTACTTTTCATTTTTGTAAATCTCGCGCGAAGGAAGACCACCGCGCACCCAACCATTTGCAGCCGATTCTTCTACAATGTGTTTGCTGCTCAACCTCTTTTGGAGTTTTTTCTGCATCGGGTACTTGTCAACATTAACCTGACATTCTTCGTTTATTTTAACAGCACTCTTTTTCTCTCTTAAAGTGTCGCCTTTGCGCAGATCATTTTCCATTCCAACATCTACATTTCCTCTTCCTAAATAAGGAACTGTCTTGAAGGTGCGTTCTTGAAGACTTATCTTGAAGTTCAAGTTTGTCAATTTAGAATTTATTAACTCGCCACTTTCGTCAATGTTTCCACCATTCGGCGAAACTTGAAACCCACCTTTCATATTCATAGTCGGATGTGAAGATGCTAGATTAATTACCTTGTTGTCGTTTAATTCGCTAAAATTTGATGTATTGTATCCCAAATGCGTTTTGTTCATAAGATTCTCTTGAGTAAAATTATAATCATCATTTCCAATCCTTGAAATGTTGTTAAAAACAAAATCAACAAGTTGGGTCATTATTATATAAAATGAAATATTTTTTTTTTGTTATTTAATATATTAACAAGGGCTTTTCAGAATATAGTTCACCATAACAATAACTGAGGAAATCGCCTTGATCATTCGGAATCGTTGTACTCGGATTTATATAAAACTGCCGCATAGAAGATTCAAAGTTCAAATTGTCAGAAATATTATTGAATATATTTCCAATATCCTTGTTTCCTTTATTCGCTTCATAAATAAACTGCTTTGTCTGATGATTGATTTCGGACTCTTTATTTTGGTCGTATTCATCTCTCAACTTCTCTTTATTGACGTCATCTACATAATCACTATTCAATACATTATACAACGGATTCTTACTTGTATGTTTGTCCTCGTCAAACGAGTCAGGAATTGACGATTCAAAACTTTCCAATTTGTTATAATTCTGAATAAAGACTAACGCCAGAATCATGACAACCCCTAGTAACAAAATCAAATAGTTATTCAAAAGAATATATCCGAACAAAGATGAATACAAAATAAACCTAGTTGTTGCGTTTATTTTTTCATTATAGTTCATATGCGAATATGACCACACTTCTAATAATTTGTCTTTATGAAGTAATACTTTTGGGTCCTGTAACCAGAATTTTGTTTCCATTATAATAATTGTCTATATAATATAAAGCATATATTATTGTTAGTTGTTAGTTGTTCTTCTTCTTTTTCTTCTTCTTTTTCTTTGGATTTGTAGTTGATTTCTTATTAGTCGCCTTACTTTTATGTAAAGACTCGTTCGGATTGCTATTGTCATCATTCCATACAAACGTATCATCGGAAACTTGGGTCATATTGCCAGCCATTGCTTCTTTTTGCTTTTCTTCATTATTCTTTCTAAGTTTTTCTTGCATTCGTTCTTTCATCTTGGATTGATTCATAGATTGTTGCATTTTATTTGCCATTCCCTTCATATCAAAATTCCCACCCGCCATTCCCATTTGGCTCATCATGTTTTTCATTCCAGGCATGTCCTTCATTTTCCCCATAATTTCCTGAGCCTCCTTCATCAATTCACTTTCCTTCATTTGACCGCTCTTTAATTTTTCTTCTAGTTTCCCACCTATATTTTTAACAACACCAAGCAGTTTTGATGGATTTTTGAAAAACTGTTGTAGCAATTCGCTCTGCGACTTCTCGTCTTGACCCTCCTCGAATCCAAACTCTTTTGATGCTTCCTCAGCAATTTCTTTTGCTAAACTCCCTATTTTTCCTCCCATTAATCCGCTAAGATGGTCTTTTAATTCTTCCTGATTCATTGTATTTTCAAAGAAGTTACCAGAACCCTCTTCGCCACTGACCCCTTGTTGCGATGCCTTGGCAAATGATTCAAAAATGTTTTCAACATTACTCAAATCACCCATTTGCTCGCTAAACATTTCATTTAAACATGGGTCAACATCATTAAAAAAGACATTTCTCATCTCGTTCATAGTTTCTTCTATTTTATCTTGAAGGTCGTCTTCATTAATCGCCTCAAACAAATCTTTGGCAGCTCCAAAATCTTCTTTGCTATCGACACCCTTACACACTGAAAACAATATTAGTTGTAAGTATTTCCAGATAGTTTTTTTGGAACCGTCGCTTAATTTATCATCCAAAATAATTTCTTTAAAATTTAAATCTGGTAATAAAAAACATGAATCGTCGCTATCAAATAATTCGTCGTTTTCATACAAAATATGAAAAAAATTTTCTGGGTAAACCTTTTTACAATGACAATAATATTCATCATAATCAATCACATTGAATTTGTCTTCATATTCTGGAAAACTGATCAAAAGGTCCTTGACAAAATCATCGATTATCTTTTGGAAATCCTCGCTTTTTTCCATTATATGTATAATTGTAATTGTAAAATTATTTATTTAAATGACTTTATTTGGTATTATTGTATTATTTTGATTTTCAAATTGACTATTGAAATTGCGCTCATTTGCCAAACGCAATCTTTTTTTCAATGATTCTACTTCATTTTGTAGACTATCATTTTCTTTCTTAAGAACAGAAAAATTAGTTGAAACAACATTGTTTTTCGCCTTAACTTCATCATAATCGCGCTGAAGTTCATTAAAACGGCACACAAGATCATCATAATCATCTCCTAGTTTCATTGCCATGAATATCATTGCACTCTGATTTTCTTTTACTGTCATATTTAATCTTGTAGTGTCAGAGAATGTACGAGTAAGATTCAATTCGGGGTCTTTAAATCTGCGTATTACGATTTCCCTTTTTATGACTTCATATTTTGCGGTGCGTTTTCCCCAGCACCCCCTTTTGTTGTAATCATTAAACTTACGGTCAAACTGCCCCATAATTGTTGTTGGCATATAAACGACTGACACCGTTGATTCAATTTTATTTTTAGTTGGTATTAAAATACTGATAACTCATTTGCGTCAAAAACTTAATTTTCGCTAAAATAGATTCCACAACGAAGTTGCTCACAGAATTATATTTTTCTTTGATCAGGACAATATATTTCATCACGGAAACATTGAAATCCTTGTTCAACTTTGCCTGTAGTTCATCGCTAAAGAAATAGTTGACATTATTATCCATAATGTAGTGGTAATATTGCTTTGTGATATATTCATACCACGTTTTAATAAAGAGTTTGATATTTGTCTTTTTCAACAACAAATTTTTCTTGTAAAAATCGTTAAACTCTTTATTTTTGTTTTCTAGTTGTTCTTTGATAGTGTTGAGTAAATCAAAGTAAATATCTACAAACGTTTTTACGATTTGTTTTTTCTGAGCAGCAGAGTGACTCATATTGCTATTGAAGTTGGATAGTTGTTAAACTATTTGTCTTTTTAAATCATAATTCATTATTTCTCTCTTGTTGAATTTTGTCTAAACTAATCGGTTCCTGTTTCTCACTTAAATCTTCTGTTGGTGTGTAAATATTTTCGGAATGATTATTTGTAGACTCAATAGACGCATACGTGTACATTTGACGCGTCCCGCCGTTACCTTGTGCGGATAGTTCGTCGTGGTTTGTATCCCAGAAACTAAATGAATCACTTGATACCCCAAAAGAACCGTTTGTTTCAGACTCTAAAGAAAACGAATTTGGTTCCATATTTAGTTTCTGTCGCTCATCATTAATACTTTTACTCATCGGAGCAAAATACTCCACAATTTGACCCCCTTTTAATATTTCATAGTTTGGCATTATACACAGAGTTGGAACGCAAGTAATCATAGGTGGTAGTGGCATGGTCTGTTGTGGATTCAAATAAATATGTGTAATATTGTTTTCAATGTATCTGTTATCAATGCAAATCAACTGAACTTTATCAAGAAAATTTTTCTGTCTTAGATTCGCCAGCACTTCTTTACTGTGAGCGCAAAGTTCGCTAAAAAATAATAAATGTTTTGGATTTGTCTTGTTTAAATTTTGTTTGTTAGGCATCATATTCATATTTTTCTCGGTATTGTTATTCATGAACTATATTTCAATATGATTTAGAGTATAATTTTTTTTGATGATATAAACTAAAAAATTGAATTAAAAATAAAGTATAAATTTATACAACATACATCCATGAGTGTTCATGTTGAAAACGTTGTTGAATATGAAGGGACTTTGACGTTCAATATACGAGGAGTAGAAACGTGTGTTGTCAATTCACTTCGTCGGACGTGTTTGTCTAATATTAAAACACTTGTTTTCAAAGGATTCCCGCATCATGAAAGTTCTATTAATATAATCAAAAATACTACAAGTTTCAACAACGAGTATTTGAAACATCGCATTTCCTGCATTCCTATTATGAGCAACAAAAGTAACGAATTTGACCAATTAAAAGAGAACCACAAAATTGTCGTTGATGTGAAAAATGAAAAAGGAAAACAAGAAAAAAGGTATGTTACAACCAAAGACATTGTTCTTGTAAATAAACAGACCAATAATGAGGTTCAAAGCGAAATGAGTGGGTCATTGTTTCCACCTGACCCGATTAGTGGAGAACATATATTGCTTTGCGTGTTGTATCCAAACCATAACTTGAGCGATAATGAAATGGAAGAGTTAAATTTCGAGGCGGAATTTGAAATTGGTTGCGCTCAAGAGAATTCGTGTTGGAATGTTGTGCATAATTGCACTTATGAGTTTCTGCGCAACGAACCGGAAATATCTAAAAGGGCAAATAATATTGAAGATAAAATGGAAAAACGAGACTTTGAAATTCTGGACGCGCAAAGAATTTACTATGAAAACGAGTATAAAATGACAGTTGAGAGTTTAGGAATATTTACAAATAGAGAGCTAATGGCTAAGAGTTGTGAATACATCATAAGTAAATTGAATTTAATTATCCAGTATACTAAAGATAATGAGCTTGCGAATGTTCAAACAAAAGAAGAATATATATCGGCGTCAAATGACGGAACAAAATCAGCAGAAGAAATTGAAGAATACCAAAATATGTATTGTAATATATATACCGAGGATGATTTCTTTGTGTTTGAACTAAAAGAAGATGATTATACAATTGGCAAGCTTATTGAAGTTTATTTATATAGCAGTTACAAAGAAACGCTAAGTTTCGTAGGGTTCAAAAAGAATCACCCAGTCCAGCCAAATGCACACATTTACATTCGTTATAAAAAAGAACAATCAAATAAAAAGGATATATTCTCTCATATTAAAAACACCGCCTTATATCTCCAACAGGTCATATTCAAAGACATTCACTCTTCATTTATTGGGAATTAGTAATTAAGAATTAAAAATTAATAAATAATCTCATTCTTTATATAAATTATGGAAAACATAAATCTAAATAATTCTTTATTTTATGGTAATATTGTTAAATTGGAATCAGCCCGTAAAGAATTATTGAACGATACATTATTTTTTGTTGATTATATTGATGATTCTAAATTGAAACTCATTTCGGAAAATTTGGAAACTCAAATTTTTCATTTGAATGCTGATGGCGGTGTTGACAATATTGATAAAGTCATTGTCGTGAATCAGCAAGAAGATGGTTATTGTGTCATAAATCGTCTTTTACCTGGAAAACTAATTAAGATCAACTTTGCTGGTGAAGATGCGTTTATTCAAGGTGAAATTAGAAAGCTTGAAAATGATATGATTGTTGTAAAAACACTGGAAAGTGAACTATTATATATTGATTTTGAATATTCTGGTCTCCTAGAAAAATATAAAATTCGTTCTATTGAGATCATCAAAAGTTACAAAAGTTACCAAACCGGCGACTATGATATTGTGGATGATGGAATAAATACTGGAGACAAATTTATGTCACTGGAAGACGGATTAGGAGAAACAACATATACAATTGAACAGCAGGTCAATGATTACATTGAAAAAAGTCTGTCTACGTCGAAAAACAAAAAGAAAGTAATTTCAGAAATTGGCAAATACAAGCTGCTGTTGGAAGAATATACTGAGTTAGATTCTGGAATCAAGATTAAACAGATTCCCAACAATCAAATTCTCTATTCTATATTTGATTTGAACCCTAAAATTGTCAACCTTTTTTCATCTTATCTACACAAGGATCTGTATTACAATTCTGAGAAAGTTGGAAATTATGAACTTGATAGTATAGACACAGAAATTTCAAAATGGCAGTACAGTGTTACTGAAAAGAGTTACGAGAACTCTTCTTTAGAAGAATTTTCCGAACAAGATAATATCATGCCAATAAATACAAAAATAAAAAATTATCATAAAAAAATCCGTTTAGAAACAGAACAAAATATTGCACTGGTTAATAAAGTAACACATTCTAACAACAGTCCGTTTTTCTTTGCGATTGGGAAAGAGGGCGAAATTCAAGTCATTCCATACGATATGGTTCATGCGAACAAAGGAGAAAAGGTAATTTTGAATGGAGTTGTATTCAAGAACTTGCCAACAATTTTCAAGGAAATGAATATTCATCATTCGAGTAATATTCTTTCTAAATCATTACAAAACATGTATATTCGGTATGAAAAAATACCCAAAGTCAAAATGTTGAATGGTGATGTTATGAAAGATAAAAAATATTTTGATAACAAGCGTGTTACCTTCTATGAGTTTCAGGAGGACAAAACGTTTAAAGAATATATTGAAGAACTTGATTTTGGTTTGAAAGAGATTTATGATAAAATATTTGACAGAAAAGAAGTTTCTATGTTCCAGTGTTTAAAAAAACTGGCTTTATTTGATGTTTCAAAAATGAATGTTTCGGAACACTTATTTATTCAAAAACTTGTGCGAGAGAATCTTAGCGTCACGAAAAAGGAAATTAATGAAAAGCGCGCACATTTTGTCAGAATGAATAAAAAACAAGATGACTATGAATATGTTCCATATGAAAGCATGTATGAAATCGTAAAAAATTCTTATTTATCGGATAAAAAATCAAAAACAAGCAATGTTCATTACCACATGGGTGAGTTGTTGAAGATCGCAAGCATTGATAACATGGAGTTGTTGTTATTTGAATTAAAGCAAATGAACAGAGCAAATCACATCGACTTTAAAGATGAAGAAGTAGATAACTACATATTGGATTTACAAGCTCAATTGAATGGCGAGATCTCCAAAGATAGCGACAAAAATCGCGTTGATTACTCCAAATATTACAGAACCAAAGGTGAAATGGTACGTGATTTAAATAAAATAATACTGAAAAATATAAATAAAACAGAAGAAGGCAAAATAGAAAAATATGACCCAATTCAATATTGTTATGAAAATGTGATTAACAATGCGAAATTTGACGGTGACCTCAATAATTTTGTGAAAGAATTGGATAAACTATTACAGGCCATGCACGAAGAAAATGAAAATTATGCGAATTTTGACGTTATTTTTGAAAATGAACCAGATAATGAAAACATTTTAAACGTTCTCGTTAAACTGATCCAGAAAACACAAATACGCCAAGATGATAAGTGCTACGTGGAAGAGGAAAAGAAGTTTTATATATACGATGGAACTCAATGGAATAACTCCGAAGAGTCAAAAACACAATTAAATAAAAAGAAATTTCTTCAAGTAAAGAACTCTATTGATGAATTTGAAGAAATAAAAAATAGAATTATCAATGAGTCGGTCATTAAATATGCGCAAAAGTTTGAAAAAGATGACGATGAAGACGATTATTCTAGTGAAAAAATACGCAACAAAATGATAAATAAAGTTAAAAATACGAAAAAAAGTAAATTGCGTGAGTTGCTCAAATACAACTCCCAGAAATATGATTATCAACAGTTATTTGATAATCTAGGTTATGAAACTCTTCAACACTACTCACCTAATACAAATTTGTTGTACATTATTCTAGGGATTGATGAACTAGAACGAAAATACTCGTTAATCCAGAGGTTTATATCTCTATTTGCCATTGATAATGGTGATGAAAAATGGCTTTTTTGCGTCTCTGAAAATATTAAATTAATCCCAAAATATTTACAAAAGTTAAGCGAAGCATATTTGTTGTACAACACCCATGAGAGCGTGATGAAAGAAATTTGTCATCTTGAAGGAGAATTGAGTGAAGAAGGCGATGCTTGGATCCACAAAGAGAGTGGCTTTGTCATTAAGAGACTAGACTTTGACACGAATTATGGATACGATGATAATGGGTTTAAAATAAAACTGGATACTATTGAAGGTGTTGACAATGTTGACAATGATGAAGAAAATATCACAATTACTGAAAACACTACTGTAACTAGTGTTAAATCAAGACACGTCAAATCTAAACCAAAACAAAATAAGCGGATGATGCGTCTTTTAAAAGATTTAACGTCTGTTATGATGCGCGACTTAGATGTAAAATTTAGACATAATGATGATACTAGTTTATTATACGCAACTATGGAAGAACTATTTCAAGAGTCTTCGTTACATCCAAAGTATGAAAGTCTTGGTATGCTTGGTAGCATCTACGTTGTGATATCAATGATTCTCATATACAAGCAGTCTAAAAATGTCGCGGTCGTAAATTCATATTTGCCATGTAATATGTCATTTTCCGGATTCCCGTATGAACAAGATGAATCATCTTTAGACGGGATCAAATACCTGGCTTGTTATCTTAAAACCAGGCTCGAACGGGACAAGCAAAAGAAAGTTAAAAAAAATCAATTGTCAGAAATGGTTTTTCAAATTTTCCAAAAATTTGCGTCTATGAAAAATACAGAAGAAAATATTGCAACTGACATTCTCAATTATATAAAAATATTCTTTTTGAAAAATGATTTTGTGAAAGATATGATGCAGCAAAAGCGAAACTTTGAGAGTAAAAATCCAAAAGCGAACTTCCTCTCTGATCCTCCGGCAATGTTCAAACCAGCGCTTGTAGAAATTTCAACACAAAACGCAGACGATGAACATGGGTTCAAGCACAGAACAGATAATTTTCTGTATAAACATGAGAAGCGAAAAAGAGAAATGGAAATGATAAATCTGAAAATTGAAGAAGAAATAAAAGCATCAATCAAGAAGGAAGAGCCGCTACTCAAAAGTCATTATGAAGAACCATTCTTAGTAAATTATTGCTGCCAAGATAAAGATATTGTGGTAAATTCATTGCTGAAATCTGAACTTAACAAATCAACCATCTCCAAGCTAGTGAATAAAAGCGATGAATTGTTTAAGAAAGTATCAGAAGAAGACTTTAATTGTTTCAAATGTACATCACTGTTAATTCCTATCCTTGATAAAATGGAAGAAGAAATTAACGTGACACGCATATATAATCAAGAATTGTTGTATTCCTTCTTGTCGTCATTACTACAACTTGAAAATAAAGACAAAAACCTCCCTGAACACTTGAAAATACTTGCTAAGGAATACAACATTGAAGAGTTAGACGATGAATTTTACACTGAAATGGGAGAAATTGGTAAAAATGGTAATGTATCCAAAAAGATTGAATTATTGGAAAAATACGACATTGAAATTAATTCCTCTTTTATGGAGAACGTCTTGACACGGCACCATAAACATCTTTATGATGAACAAAAAAAACGTCAAGAGTCAGAAACCGAAAAGTTGCGACTAAAAAAAACTAACAAAACTAAAGTCTTGTCTGATTTCCAGTTTGAGTATATTGATACAGAAGAAAAGGCTAAAAACCAACTTGATCAAGAAAATGTATCTAACAAATTTGAGAAAGAACTCGATATTTTGTCCGGTAGATACAATAAATTTATGTCAAGTAATTTCAACAAATCTAACCACCGAACTGTCAAAATCAATATGAAGACGCTCTTGATCAATTTGAAAAATGGCGTTTATTTAGAGGAAAAAGACAATGAACAATTTGAATTGTATATTAAACAATTATATAATATCAACTACCAATTAATTTCGTTTGTTCCAGGACTTTTGTTCAACAATAATTTCCATAATGACACCGGTTTTGAACATTTCAATTTCGCCGATGCTCACGTTGATGATTTGAAGAAACATCGCCAAGATTACAGAAACGGATTTTACAAACTTCCAAATGCTAGTGAAGAAACAGTTAATATTCTGAAGTCAATTTCTAATTATAAGGACGTGTTGTGTATCAAAACATTTAACAAGAAAAGAACGAATCAATATTCTTTTTTGTTATATTTATTCTACAAATTATTAAACTGTTATATCGAGTTATCTGAATCAACCGATGTTGTAGTAGATGTAAATTTTGAAATTGTAAAGATGATTCTAGAATACACTAAAAATACATCTTATAGTTACGCGAAAATGGTGATAAACAATAATCAATCAAAGCAATCCGAAAAATATGTGAAGACAGAATCATTAAGAAAAATGAGGCCACAAGAAAGAGAAGCTGAAAAATACAAAATGGCAGCAAAATTGGGTGACTGGTCTTATGGTAATCAGAGTAGGGTATTCAAATATTACAAACAGTTTTACCACGAAGATTCCGAAAAGGCAAATGAAATTAAGAACATTGCGAGAGAACTATATGCGGAAACAATAACAGATGGAAATAACGAATTATACCACGATTCTCAATTTGAGAACTCATTGACAGACATGATCAACGATGAAGAGGCGCAAGACATAACAATGGTCGGAGATGAAGACGGCATTGTTCTTGATGACGAAGGCTGTGAATTAGACGATTACGAATAAAAGAGTAAAAAATTATATAAATATATAGTAAAATGCTTGTAGATAAATTATACTTGTCCATATTTCTCTTTGTTTCGTTATATTCAATTGTCAATATTATACAACCAAACGCCATATACAACCATCAACAAAACTCGTTGAGACCGTTCGGCGTCGGATATAAAAACACTACAATTATTTCGTTGTGGCTTGTCAGTATTTTATTGGCAATTCTTAGTTATTTTGTTGTAATATATTACTTCAATATCATGAATATGTGGTTTTGAAATAATGACACTGCTATTTTTTACAAGACCTGCAAAGTGGGCAAGTATTTACTGGGTTTGCGCGTTGCCAAGCAATGTAACAAGTTCCACAAATACCGTGATGATTCCTTTTGTCTTTTATATCACAGTTGTAGTAATGCTTTAGTTCATTTATTTGATAACAAACATTACATTCCCCGCGAAATGTAGTGGTTGTTATCAAAGAGCGTTCAATATCATATTGTCTAGTATTTTCGAAGCGAATGTGAAATGAGTAACACTTTGAATGAAATTGTTTGTAGACAAAATCGTCTATTGTAGCATTATTTGTATCATTCAACTTGATAAGATTCATAGTATGTTCGCGATCATTCATGTGAAATATTGAAAAATCTAAAGTCGTCTCCATCAACGATTTCAAATACTCAATGTATAAACTGAAATAAGCCTTAAGTTCAAAATTATAATGAGGAAGACAAAACGTTTCTCCACTATGTTCAATCTTGAATGATGACGTGGCATTATATTTGCCATGATTTTGTATCATCACTTCTGGAATAGAATGGATCAGTCCACGCAAGTGATTGATATTTTCGGACATGGTTCTCTGAACTTTAACTCTGTTCATTCTCTTTATTTTTTATATTGATTTCAATTTTTTTGGAATTTATCATTCAAGTATTTTCGGAAATTATCTTTATTTACCGAAAATGCGTTACAGTTTTCCGATAAAATAGTATTATAACCTACCAGTATGGTGATAATACTCAGGATAGCGTGCCAGATGCCTTCGCCAATTGATTCTTTTAAAATAATATATTTCTTGATTAACATTTTATTATTTGAATTATCAACAATACCAGCACTTTTTAATCTTTGTAATAGATCAACAGAAATTTCACCACTGTCATCAAAATGAATTTCATTCAAAAGTATTTGCGGATTAGCCTTATATATTCCGGCCAAAACTGAATCTAAATTATCACTGGCATTTGTCATATTATCTACAGTTTTAAACTCTACACCACAAAAATTCAAAAAGGACGAACCGAATGTATTTGAAAAACATCTAATCCATCCGGGGAAAATTGATATCAGAAATATACCAACTGAGTAAATAAGTATAAAGGGTATTACTGTTGCATAAAACGCAACCAGGTAATTTTTTTCACCACATATTATTTTTTCTTCAGTTGCCGAAATATTTGTAAAATAACTGAATAAGAAAAATATAACCATGAATACGAAGGTAGAAGCAATTCTCAATGTTTTATTCTGTTTCTCATTTCCTAAATGCAACCCAACTGTTCGCAATATGAAGAAGACAAGTGTTACTACGGAAAAGAGCATTATTGAACTGTTCACGTGATCTTTAAATGATTGTTCGTCGATTTCACTGCTCATAATGAATATATAGTATATAATTATTTTAGATTTTCTATGTTTAAAAATATAAAAATAATATATGTATCCTAAATTAGTTGAACATAAAATCAAAAATATTGTAAACACAAATCTCCGTTACTGTCACAATATAAAAATGAAGTATTACAACTTTTTTTATAATATTTTTTGCTTTCTCTTGATTGCATTTACAATTGGTCTTATATTGTATTTTAAATATGAGAAAAAAAAGGACGTCTATAGCGAAAAAATGAAAGAAAACCAAAAGCGAGATTACATTTTGTACAATTTAAGAAAATTCCAAAATATGAATAATAAAGAAATAGAAACAATTAATTCCTATTGATCATTTAATTCCTATTGATATTATATAAATGATGAATGAAAACAAAAATACTACCGACCATAATGCTAATTTAGAAATGTTCTTTTCGCGAAAAATGGCTATTGACAAAATTAACCGAAAAATCAAAAGAAATCAAACAGTATCCAAGAAAAAGAGAGAGAAACAACTTTCCTTTGATTTTGATAGAAAGCAGTTTCGTTTAGTAGACGCAAATTATGTTGCGGTAGTTTCTGTTTCAAGAATAGACAAACAAGATACCGAAGACCTTATAGAAAAATACAAGTCTAAGATCCAGAAAAACCAAAAAAACATTCTTAAAAAAAAATATGAACTTTTGTTTGAATATCAAAATGTAGAAGATTTCGAGGAAATATATAAGAATTCAATTCAACAACAAGAATCTTACATCAAAATGCATGAAAAGACGCTTGAAAATTATAAGAAGGAAAAGGAAGAAAAGAAGAAGGAATATGAAGAAGCACGAGAACAAATTTTGAAACAACAAGAACCATACGAGATTGAATTAAGAAGTAATGAAGGTGATGATAAAAATATTAACAAGGCTGAAAATATGAAGATGTACATAGAACAACAAAAACAACTTTATGAACTTGCGTGTAACAACATTATTGATAGTGTCAAAATTAACGAAAGATTAGTAACCCGAGTTTAATAATATTCAAAATGTCTTTGTTTAATATCTATTATATTGTTTCCAAATGCTATCGCGTGCATTGTCATATGTATTTTGTTTACATTTTGGGTCTGGCTCCTCGTTATGCGCACTAGTTCTATATATTGCTCGTTGTTGATTTTTCTCCATAAGTTCATTTTTTTTATCTTTTAATGGTTCATTTATGACCAATAATTTTTGTGAAACAATATCATAATCAATAAATGTTAGGTTTGATGATTGATTGTGTGCAAGTTTCAAAAATTCGTTTGCCAGGTTCATATTCCACGACGACTCATAACTTTCAAACGCTTGGTGTAAAACCATTTTTGATTGGTCATTTTCGGAGTCGCTATTACCCATCGTGTTTCTCAAGTAATAATGTTTCATATTTTGTTCATAAAACATTATGAGCGTATCCATATAAATTTCGCGTTCCAATATTTTATCTACAAAATATTTAAGGTTCATCTGTTCTAATTTTTTACCGGTCTCTTCTTTTACAATGGAAGCCAATGACATCAATGATTCAGAAACAAATATTGTACCCTTCATCATATCTATCTGACAAGCTATTTCATACTGTTTAGGAACTTCATTACCAAACATCATTAACAAATTATTATAATTCGGCATACTTTTGTCAACAATGCTCTGGACTTCAACCAATTCGTCTTCAATTTCTTCAATGCGGATTTTTCGCTCCAAGTCCCGCTTCTCTTTTCCCTTCTTCATTTTGTTTAACTTGTTTTCATGAGAGTCTTCTATAAACGAAAGAGAATATTTCCAAGAAGTTTTGGCACCTTCAACAAAATACGAAACTCCGCTTTCAAGTAGTAATGCGCTTTGATTTGTAAAGTTATTTAATTGGTACAAAAGAAATGATGACGAGAGCAGTAAGACTGACGACGAAAATACCTTCATCTTTTAAGTAAGTTGGGTGTTTTACAATGATGTTCATTTTCTATTTCAATTTTATAAAATAAACCTATTATATATAAACTGAATGAAACTTACAAAATATATTAACTTCAAAGCATTTTTGGTTAGTTTTGCAGTGGGTTTGTTGTATATATATTTGACAGACGATTATAAAAAGGTTATTATAGTTTATCCGACACCAATGAACAAAGACAAAAAACTATACGTAGACAAAGCAAATAACTGCTTCAAATACGGTCTGACACAAGCGGAATGTTTGTCAAATAAAGAAGAATATGTCAATGTTGGAGTGAATTATTAATATATACTTTATTATATATAGTTCCAGTCTCAATATGAAGGAGATAAAACAAATGTTGAAATCTGATAAAGGAGTATTCCTATTTTCAATCGTTTTAGGGTTGGGATTCGCCGGATTATTCAAAATGAGTTGCGATTCTAGATCATGTTTGATTTACAAGGCACCAGATATGAATAACAAAAAACAAGTCAAAGTAAATAATAAATGTTATGATGTCTCAGAAGAAATGGTTGATTGTGACAATGAATTAGAAAAAGTTAAAGACAAAATTTTGATGTAATGAGTTTGTAAATATTTTATAAATTCATTACTAATAATATAAATATATATAGTTTCATACTATGGAAAAGACAACAAATATTAGCGAGTTACCCATCAAATCCAATATTCCACCAGTTGAAAGTTCTGAAATGGAAAACAAAATTCAACCGTCAACAGAACAGTTTGCGATTGACCAAGGCGTTGTTCACACTCAACCTGAAAAAACCGTCACATTTTCAGACGAAGAGTTGGGGAAAACATCGTCTGTTAATAATGAACGAGTTACACACAAAAAAGAACCAGACTTATTTGCGATTTCTAACGAGTTTAAGTTGATTTCATTGGCTTCGCTGATGTTTTTTATTTTTATCGACAGTAAATTCAAAAAATACATTATCAACGTGTTAACACAAATCTTTGGAGAATTCATAAAGACCGAAACTGGCGGAACAAGTAACATAGGTAATTTGTTTTATTCGCTCACATTTGGCGTGTTATTATATTTGTTTACAATATTTGTAGATTATACATCGCTTCAGTTTGATTTTTTCTTGTAGTTATGATAAAACAATATATACCCGATAACTTTTATCTGGATCCATGGATGATGTATTCTCAAAGCTGTTTCCATAGTTAATAGTATAATTTATGTAAACAACTACCGCGTCTCCGGGAGAAAACTTCAAATTTACCGTTAACTGCTGAGAGTTGGGGTTATTTTGTTGTGCAAGTGATATATCTGTTTCTAGAACATTTAAACGGTCTTGATTTTGGATGACTATTTCAAACAATCGTTTTCCAATAGAATAATAGTATTCGTAAGTATTGCCACTTATTTCAGAAAATAATTTTGACGGTTGTTGAACCAATTGATCGAATAATGTTTGAATTTGTGCTTCAATATATTCATTTTTGGAGTCTGTATCAGTGAAAAATTGGTTACTTCTAGGTACAGTATCCATGACTAAATTTTGTCCTACTTCCCAAAGAATATGGCGATAAACATCCAGTTTTAATGATTGGTCAATATAAAAATTGTGAGGCTCTTCTCCAGATTTTCCAACAATTACATTTGATTTTGAAAAAATTATATTGTCAACTACATTATTATTTTGCGAAAATCCATAGTAAACATTATCCGCAGTTAAATTGTTAATATTGCTTACATCAAACGTGATTTCGAATAAATGATTGAAATTTGAAACGTCTGTTACAATGTACGAAGCAGCCTCAGAACTGGGTAATATAGATGGTATACTCATTTATATTACATAGATTTTTTATCCTCTTTCTTTTTGTCAAAAGATTCAAGCATTTTTTCAATATCTACTTTTTTTAAGGAAGAGATAATTACCTTGTAAATAGAGTTTAATAGTTTGCGTTCGGTCTTTTCGTTAATAATTGGGATATCGATATCTTCGTTCAACTCGCGTATCAAATGCTTTTTAAATTCATCGTTATCCAATAATTCAATGTATAATTCGTAGTTTTTAGAAAGCGTTTCTTTCACCAAAGCGTTCATTTTATATTGTCTATATATAAAATTTATTTTCGATGAAAAATGGGCTATTTTTTTTACTTGTCAACAAATTTACACTATTATGAATTAACATTACAAAAATGGTGTTCTGACTCGTATATGATACATGGATTATCTCCGCACCCTACATATTGCGAAGAAGTTGAATACAACGAACCCGACGAAGAATTATTGGAATCTATGTAGCAAATATTGAAGGGGTGCGACGATAGTTTATGGAGCCATGAATGGAAAAAGCACGGTTCAAGTATGAAATCTCAAAACAATATTACAGAAAATGATTTTTTCAATTTTACGTTACAATTATTCAATTCTTATAAATATTTATTAGATGAAAACTGTAACACTAAAGATGATAATTGCATTATGGGTTGCTTTGACTTGGAGTATAATACATTAGATGAGTGTTGATTTATTTTCAACAAGTATATATATAATATTGAACGATGAAGACTAAAGTCAGAAAGCATAAAAACAAAAGGAAAAGTTTGAAAAGAGCGACTAAAAACGCAACAAAAAAGGCAACAAAAAAGACAACCAAAAGACAAAAGAAGTCATTGAATTACAAAAATAGAAATACTAGGAAAAACAAAAAGGGGGGGGACGCGGCAGTTCCAATTGTTGCTGCTACCGTACTTACTGGAGCAGTGGCGGTAGCAGCATATAGGAATATAACAAAAATAAATAATAACAACTCTCCCAGCGGAACAAAAAATAATCGTAAGACTAATGGGACTAATGGGACTAATAAGACTAATGGGACTAATAGGACTAATGGGACTAATAAGACTAATGGGACTAATGGGACTAATAATAATCCATCTTCAGAAGATGAAAAACTTGATTTTTTTCTAAAAAAATATAATCTAGACAGAGAAGAAATCCCTGATGATGGTAATTGTTTATTTACAGCATTTCTGAAGTTTTTAAATACATCTGATCAAGATCTATACGAAAATGCGGATAAGTTGTCGGTCGAGGACCCGAAGCTCTCACAGAAGGGGCTGAAGAAGGTCCAGAAATTAAGAAAAGAAATGGTTGGATGGATGCAAAGTCGTGAATCCAAAGAAGAAGAAGATGGGCAAACTTTTTGGGAAAAATATGGAGAGATCATCATTGAACAAGAGCCTTATTATGACCGTGGTGAACAAGAGCCTTCAGTTCCTTTGCTTGAACAAGAGCCTTCAGTTCCTTTGCTTGAACAAGAGCCTTCAGTTCCTTTGCTTGAACACATGTATAAGGATCTTAATGATTATGTGGCTCAAATGACAAGAGTAAAATCTGATCCAGACAGACCACGGGCTCAATTTGGCGGTCCTTTTGAAATATTAGCTCTTTTTGAAAAGCATAAAGAAGACTTAAAAGATATTTATGCTTCAAAAGAAGAAAAGGAAAAAGAAGGAGCTTTGCTACTATATATCAATGAGAATAATGATGGTACATTGTTTTTACAAACATATCCTGACGATGACACTATGAATTTGAAGACGAATATAAATACTAATTTGCCTATATTATTACTTCTTAAAAACGCGCATTTTGTCATATTAAAACCGAAAAACACAACCGAACTCTGACATCTAAATTCTCCCAAAAATAAGAATGGATGATTTTTACATAATTATTTTTTAACCTTCTTCTTTTTTCGCGTCTTGTTTTTGATGCGCGGCGAATATTTAAAAAACCATTTTTGATATTCCTTTGATGTTCTGTTTTTACTGAACTTTCTGAATTTTGAACTCCGCTCCTTCAACACGTCTTCTTTGTCTTGTTGTTTGCCATAGCAAGGCAAATTGAAGCGCTTGAGTTTCTCTGGTATTGCGGAAACATGTTCGTATTTTTCAATAATGTCGCTGTAATGACTGACAACATATTGTAGTTTATCAATGACTTCTTTGATTGCGGTTTTATTCAGAGGTAGGTCATCAATTAACAAAAGACTGAAATAGAGGTTTAGTAATGTATCAATATTACCCATATGTATCTCACGCCTCTTGAACTTTACAACGTTGTAAGCAAGACAAGAATTCGTGGCAAATATTATCCCAATCACTTTACCTTTAAAAGACAAATAGCAATAATTATCTATGAACTTATAAACCGATTTTATTTTTTTAATTTCCAACCCATCTATTTGTTTGTCTTTTAAACCCTTGATTGTTTTTGGTAAGTTGTCTGTGTACAATATGAACATATCAGTAAAATCTTTTTTATATTTCAAACCAATTTTCATAAATTTGTGCATTAGACGGATGGTGATATCAAAATTGCAAAACACCATCTTATTTTTCCGGAAATGATCGAATAATTCTTCATATGTTTTTTTCGTCTCTGTATCTGTCAAGTCAAGTTTGGTTTCATAATATGTTGACAACTTATTTTTTGCCAGAATCGGGAAATAATTGTTCAACACTTGGAGTCGCGAATACACTTTTTCCCATCTTGAAATATCGCCTAAAGGGCGCGCCAATTCTTGATGTAAACTCATTCGCAGAAACTCCGGAGGGGTGTACATAATTTTGTCTTTTTGAATGTTATGTTTCTGTAAATGTTCATAAAATCCCTTGTCCACTTGTGTAATATCCGCAATTGCCACGAAATTCACAAACACCTTGTATGTTCCATGTATAAAAGCGTTTTTACTTTCAATGCTATGAACATTTTCCTTCGTGAAGATGTTACACAGCTCTTTCGCGTGTTCCATTGCGTTTGGCGAAAAAAAGTCGTAATCCGGAATATCCGTTTCATAATTGTAGAACTGCTGCTCTTTTGGTAGTATGTCATTGATTGCGGTTCCTCCATAACAAATCAGTTTTTTATCAATTATAAACTCACGAACAATGTTGAGTATTTTGTCGTTTACATGGCGTTTTTTCTGAATTCTTTTGCGTTCTAATTCATTTTCTTTAATTGAATGCTTCAAATATTCCGTGTTCATTAATTAATATAACAATAGAAATTAAAGAAGGGTCTTGTTTATTGAAAAAATGGATGCTTTGGAGCTATCATCTTCATCGCAAGTTATCTTATTTTCATTACTACTATCTGTTCTGCAGAAGAAATTATTTGACACATCGCTTATTTTAAACTTGTCAGCACCAGTTCGGGTAAATTTGAAGAAACTAGATTTTCCTGGGGCGTTGGCATCACAGTAAACAAGATCATCTCCCGAAAGGTCGCATATTTTTTCTTGAATACTTGTTTTAAAGTAATATTTCTCCGTGTCATCTGGACTTTGAATAATGTTAAACAGTTTGTAGTTACTGTTTGATACATCCGTATAGTTACTATCTGACTTGTCAATACAAGCCATTGCGCTCGTATCATTGCTTGACGAATCGTGACATATTTTGTTGTTAGGTCCGGTCATTACTTTATAAGTCATGCTAGGAATGAAAAACGAATCGCTCGTACCTGTCGTATTCAATAAAATGTCCGGCTTTTTGATCATCGGGGAAGTAACATTGTCCGAAGAGGAGCCTATTTGAGAAACAAAAAAGTCGTTGTAAACACTCAAATAATCATCAAACCTTTGATAATTCATACAAACAAATTGAACACCATTTGAGACCGCATTTGAAAAATCATAGTTGTTATTATTCACTTTGTCTTTTTGGGGGAAAGATACCACAATTTTCCTTTGACTAAGTCCTAGAAATGAAATGTAATTATCGTCCACAATTTCATCTGAATGGACATCCACAAGACTTTGTTCATCCTTGGAAGAAAGTAGGTCGGTTATTTGATTCAATTTACTTTTCTTAAAATTTTCGCTTGAAGAACTATTATCGTTCAATGTGATAAATATAAAGACCTTGCCTTCACAATCTTCAATTGGCAGGTTCGCAATAATTTGCTCTCGTGAATCATCGTAATCATTGTAGAATATTCTCTGATTTTTGGTGAATAGTTGATTATCTTTGTCAAAAACATCAATTAATGTATCGTGGACTTGATTGTAAAAGTTTTTCTTCTCTTTTTCCCCATCATCTGTAATTTTCGAAGCATAATTAAGTCTTAAATGCAAAAACAGTGGAAAAGTATCTTTATTATCTCCTCCTTTTACAAAGTTTTCTTTAATGGTATTCATACCATCATCAAAATCAATATGATTGTATGTACTTTTCTGGTCATATCTGTCATCATGATTGGCGGCGATGATTGGTAGTTTATTCAGAGAAAAAACTTGCATGTCTAAGAATCTTACACCCATTTCTGCGCAATTTATGACAGCGCAAGGGTCAACGTAATCATTTACAAAAATTCCGCTACAAAAACAATTATATGCGCTTTTGAAGTAAAAATCCTTTAGTTTACAATTGTAATTGTTGGTAGCCCCGCTTTTAAAATAGTTTGCATTTCTTAATTCATTGAATGAATAAAATGTTGAAGGTTTGTTTTCTTTTTGTAATTTTATAGTTGTACAGTTTTCTTTTTGTAAGTTTACCTTCCTCGATATGTATAGCACAGATATGAAAACCAAAAATGTAATTATAATGATGGATCCATGATTCTCAAAAAAGGATGTCACATTATCTGAACTCACCATACTTAAAATATATGTATAAATAAAAAATTAAAATAAATATCTTATAATATTAATAATAAAATGCCTGGTGGATTATTAAATTTGATAGCATATGGAAACCAAAATATTATTTTAAATGGCAATCCTAAAAAGACTTTTTTTAAAAGTGTTTACATGAAATATACCAACTTTGGAATTCAAAAATTTAGATTGGATTATCAAGGGACGCGCGACATTGACCCAAACAATGACTCTGTATATGTATTCAAAATACCAAGAAATGCGGAATTGTTGTTAGATTCTCATTTGTGTTTCACATTGCCGGATATTTGGAGTCCTATGTGGCCACCAACTCAGGTGGGAGACATATGGAAACCATACCATTTCAAATGGATCAACAATATCGGGACATCATTGATTAAAACTGTCAAAGTTATGATAGGTACTCAACTGATTCAAGAATATCCGGGGGAATATATTCGATGTGTGGTGGAACGAGACTATAGTGAAGACAAAAAGAAAATGTTCAATACAATGAGCGGAAATATTAATGAAATACATAGTCCGGAAATATATAATATTGATTTTGTAAATAACTATCCGAACGCAATTTACAGAGGAAGTGAACAAGAACCGTCTATCAGAGGACGAAAAATATATGTCCCTCTAAACCCTTGGTTCATGAACAATACTCAAATGTCTTTGCCGCTGGTCGCACTACAATATAACGAAGTTACAATTGAAATAACTCTCAAACCCATTAAAGAAATGTTCACAATCAATAATGTTGAAGAAATAGTAGATGTGAGTACATCGTATTCTGTCAAAACAGATAACTTATTTACTAGAATTCAACCAAACTTTAGCGATGAAAGACATTTATTGTACCGTTTTCTTCAACAACCACCCAATTTAGACCTGAGCGAAGAAAACTATAGCAATAAAATAACTAATTGGAACGCAGATGTCCACTTAATAGCCAATTATTGCTTCTTAACCAAAGAAGAAAGTAGTGTTTTCGCATTGAATGAACAAAAATATTTAATCAAGGATGTAAAATACAACATTTACTATAATTTGGCAGGTTCAAATAAAGTGAGGAACGATACAAATGCCCTTGTTTCTTCGTGGATGTGGTTTTTCCGGAGAAGTGATGCATTTAAACGAAACGAGTGGAGCAATTATACAAACTGGAGTACAATAGAAAAACCTTATAGGCTGTCGAATTCAAATGATATAGGAGCAACAGTAACTATCTCTGGCGAGTATGTCCTTGGGGTTTCACCGAATCAAAATATAATGGACTCTAATAGTACCACATCTACCCATGAAATACAAGATGTAAATAACCTATTTACACCTGCATATTCCCAAGAAAATGAGAAGTATATATTACAAAATTTTTCTATATTATTTGATGGAAAATATCGCGAAGTCAATATGGAAGCCGGTATATACAGCTATTTAGAACCCTACCGGGCATCTAGGTTAAGCAATGATATTGGTATTTATTGTTACAATTTTGGTATAAATACAACCGACAACCATCAACCGAGTGGGGCTGTGAATCTGAGTCGTTTTAAAAAGATAGAATTTGAAGTTACAACCATAGAACCGCCAGTTGATCCGTCGGCTGAATTTTTCACAGTTTGTGATGAAGCCGGGCAAATCATAGGTGTTTCTAAAGATCGCACCCAATACTTGTATAATTACGAGATGCATATTTTTGAGGAACGCTATAATATTCTTAGGTTCATATCTGGGAATGGGGGTCTATTATATGCCAGGTAATATCAATAATAAATAATAATATTATATTTTAATATGACCGATTCTTTTAATGAAAGAATTTTTGATGACACAATAAATGAAATTACGAAATCTTTAAAGGTTATTAAAAAAAACGACGTTAACAAACTTGGTATGAATGACGTTGAAAACTCAATTAATGGTTTATTGAATGATGAGGCAATATTGAGAAAAATTCCTCGTAATGAACTTATCAAATATACAACACTTCTCAAAAATGAAATAAACAAGAACATTTTTGGACTGGCTTACTTGAAAAGTCGTGTTGAAATTATTAAAAAACAAAATAGTGTCTTTTCTTTTGTAAGAGATATAAAATATAAGAAGTCAAATCCATTTCGTAAGTTGAATTTTGACATCTTTTTTAAAACGTTTTCATCTTCAATACTGGATTTGTCAAAAGATTTAGTTTTATTGTTTTTTACTATTTGTATAGTTGCTCATTTAAGAATAAGAACGTTCATAAATTCTTGTTATTTATATCCAAGTAATCCAAATAGATTCCCGTATGTATTCTACAACAAAGAGAAGAAAGAACAAAAACAAATTCTCAGCATTGAAAACACTCAAGTTGAAAGTGAAGTAGACCCGGCATTTGAAGACGTTAGAATATTTTATGAAAATGACGGAAAGCCTTCTCACGAAAAAAATATTAAAATGAACGATATGTGTGGTGGCAACAATGATGGTGTAACAGATGAAAAAGATTTGCTAGAAACCGCGACAAAACTACTATTTGGAGAAAATGATGAAAGCGATAAGGAAAAGCTTTCTTCGTCGATTGAAAAAATTATTCAGGAACTTCACGGTTCTAATTTTGCCGATAAGCTTGAAAGAATAAATATATCCTCAAAAACTTTTATGGAAGAACATTATGAAAAATGTTCAGACGAGTTAAGTATTTATTCTCTGGTGACGTACATGTTTTATTTCAATACACTCAAAAATCGTGAAAGTATTGGATATTTGCACAATAGTCTATTTAAATATTTGACATCATCCGGGTCTTCCGCTCACTTTGGTGTTATAAGTATTTTGTTGTACAGCTTATTCAAAAATAATGTTAGAATTTCAGAAAGATTTGTCAACAATCTTTTAGATAATTATAAGGAACGATATCATGGTGGTGGTGGTGGAAAAATTCATCATATTTTTACAGCCCTATTATCTTGCGTTTTAGCGCCCTTTGTAACATTTTCACTGATGTTGATGATAATCATGTATCCGTTGTCATTATATAGTTGTATGAAGTCTTACTTCAACTACGTCGGATTAACAAATCTGATTTCAACCAAATTTGTTTGCTATATTGGAATACTTTACTCTGTTTTTGCGTTAGCATTTTACTCGTTTGGATTGATGACCGCGATTTTTCCAGAATTTTTTGCATACATGGCTAACGAATTGAAATATAATTTCGGAGGTGGAGGCGGGGGTGGAGGCGGAGGGTCTGGAAAAAGTCGTGAACAGAAAGCGACAAAGAAAGCGAAGACAAATAAAATGAAAGATAAAGTTTCGCGACAACAAAAAACAAGAAATAAACGTAAAAATAAAAAAAATGATCAAAAACAAAAACTCAAAAATATGAAAAAGGGTAAGTCTGGTAGCAAAAAACGCAAAAAATATGATAAACAACAATCAAGAGTGAGAAGAAATCGGAAGAGAGTAAAAAGAAAGGACAAAAAAATTAAGAAGAAGAATAGAAAAATTGGAAAAAGAGAGGGATTCTCCGGAGAGAAAGGCTGTTCCAATTCAGGATTCTTTTCAGGATTTTTTAAAGATTTTAATGTTGCCAAACTATTCGGATTAGTTCTACTCTCTATCCTGGGAATATTCGTTTTCATGCCGGTGGTTATGCCGTTCATTTGTGCATTCATGTCTAGTTTTGGAATAGCATCTTCCTTATCGTTCGATGCTCTCAAATTTATGAGCAGCAATTTATGCTCTATTAAAAATTACTCGTCAATAATCAAACTATTGGTATCATTGGTTATAATTCACCAAATAATCAACCATTATTCATATAGTCCAAAACGGAAAAAGTGGATTACAATTTGTATTTATCTTGCGGTTCTTGTAATATATCTTGGTGTTGAGTCATTTTCGAAACCAACAGAGAAATATTTGAAAGAAAGTTGCGAAAATAATGATTAACGTTTTATACCATTTAAATACTTCCCCGCATTTTGAACAAAATACATATGGGTAAAAATAAGAAAAACAAGTCCAAACAGAAGAGTGGAGACAATATGCCAAATGTTTCCATTTGTACGCCTACTTTTAACCGACGTCCTTTTTTTGAAGGGTTGTTGAAATGTGTCCAGTCGCAAGACTATCCTCATAGTAAAATTGAGTGGATCATCGTTGATGATGGTACGGATAAAGTAGAAGATATTTTACTAGACGAAAAGACCCGGTCAATGCTCGGCGAAATTACGATAAGATATTTCTATGTTGACAAAAAAATGGATTTAGGGAAAAAGCGCAACATGATGCACGAAAAATGTTGTTTTAAAGGTGACGAAGATATTATTGTATATATGGACGACGACGACTTTTATCCATCTGAAAGAGTTAGTCACAGTGTTAAAAAACTTACACATGATAAAAAAGCATTATGCGGTGGAAGTAGTGAACTTTTCTTGTGGTTCAATGTCTTAAATAAAATGTACAAATTTGGTCCATATGGTCCGAATCATGCCACCGCCGGAACATTTGCGTTTAAACGCAAATTATTGAAAGACACATCGTATGAGAACGACGCTGTACTGGCAGAAGAAAAGCATTTTTTAAAAAACTATACAATTCCATTTGTTCAGTTTGATCCATTTAAAACAATATTGGTTGTTTCCCACGAACAAAATACATTTGACAAGAAAAAACTTCTAAGTTCTAAAAACAAATTCGTAAAAGAAAGTTCTATTGACGTCAAACAATTCATTCCAGATAAAGAACAAAAAATATTTTACGAATCAAAAATAAATGAACTGTTGAAAGATTACACACCAGGAGATGTGAAAAACAAACCAAAGGTTTTAGAAGAAATTGCGAGACGAGAAAATCAGCGAGAAGAACAAATGAAGAACATGCAAAAAGAGCAAGATAATAAGGCATCTGGTATTTATGTTACAAATAACAGCGACCCTAAAAATCCAAAGCATCAAGAAATGACCATGAAACAAGTTAAAGAATATATGAGTTCAAAAACGAATGAATGTTTGATGTTGAGACGGGAGCTACAGCAAATCAAACAAGAAAACGAAAATTTGAAACAAAAATTAAAGAATGCGAATATTTCTTAAATTATTAATAATACGAATAATATATAAAAATGTCTATCAGTCGTATATACAACTCTCATTATAACGCAAAATCCATTATTGATAGTAATAATTTCAAATCAAAACATTCTTTTGATAACCGTTGTAAAGAATCAAAAAATATTATCACCAAATACCCATCCCGCATTCCTGTCATTGTTGAAAAACAAGAAACTTCCGATATTGTTGATATTGACAAGAACCGGTTTTTAGTCCCGTGTGAATTGACAGTTGGTCAATTTGTATATGTAATACGGAAACGAATGAAAATGCCGCCTGAAAAGGCAATATTTGTTTTTGTGGATAATCATATTCCAATGCAGTCATCTCTTATGTCGGCTATTTATGACCAATCTAAAGATAAAGATGGGTTTTTATATATAAAATATGCCGGAGAAAATACATTTGGTTCTTTAAAATAGTAATTTGAGCAATCTTTTTTTTTCATTATCTAATAGTTTCACTTGACAAATGTCTTTTTTCAGTTGTTCAATGAGTTCTATTTTTTGAAGATTAAATTTGTTGCAGATATTGATAATAAAATTCTGGTTTGAATATTCGTTGCTGTATTTGGTGAGTATTTTTGTAAATATAATTTCAGAATTATATTCTTTTTCCCACAATCTATTGTGCAAATTTATATAATTGTTGATAACTTTTAAAAAAAATGTCATTTCATTGAACTGCCACAACTGTCGTTGAAAAGAAACGCGATCATAATAATCCCCATTAACAAAACTTTCAAGAAACTGCTCATAAAATAATAAGTCTTTGTTTGCGTAAAATAAAATATTTTCGTGATACATGAGCGAAACGATTGTCTTTTCACATATTTTGAAATAGTCTACATTTTTGTTAATAAGTAGTTCTTTACAAATCTCTTTGACATTTTTGTCGGCTTCAGTATATGAAACTTGTGTTTCTATATAATGAATATATTCAACTTGTGCCTCTAATTCTGTAACTTTTTTGTCTTGTTCATTTATTCCTATGAATATATACTTAACATCATTTTGTGCGTTGGTTTTATTTATTTTTTTCATATGTTTCGCGATAATACTTAGCACCTTCTTGTCGTTATTTTGGAGATAATCAATATTGTCTATTACAATGACGCGTTGATTTTTTTTCATTTTCATCATATTAAAAATGTTTTGGTTCTTCAAAAGATCAAAAAAATAAGATTCGTTTTTAATATTTTGAATTGAACAATATTGATATTCGTAATCTTTATTTTTCAGATAATTTATAACTCTACTAGTTTTTCCACTATTTGTCTTTCCATGTACATACATACTATTGTATTTTGAAATGAAATCCATATTTATATAATTAAAAATGAATTATTTATATAAATTAGAATTACAATCAAATATTCGTTGAGTTGCAAATTTGAGGATTATTTGTCAGTCCATCCCAATCTACGCTACAATCTTTAGCCCACTTTTTCTTGGCGCAAGCGCCGCTTGTTGAACCTATACCTGGCATGTTGTAACTTGAATCTCCAAATGATTTATCGCTGCACCCAGATTTTACATTTGTTCCTGTGTTTTTACAAGTATCAAATTCGCCGTAATCATCATACACTATTTCATAGTTATCGGGGCATTTGGATATGTTCGGAGGGAACTCTATATTCTTGGATGAACTTGCCAACGCACTTCCAATAAAAGCCAAACTAATCACCAATATAACTAGAGCAACAATACAAACAGTTTTGTAAAAGTTCATTATAATTTAATAATAATATTATATATATTGTATATAATAAATATGGATAAATATACAAGAAATGATTTCGAAGCAAATTATCAACAAAGCGAATTGTTCAAAGACGCCGCTGTGGGGCGAATAGATCTCAGTCCAAATGAAAACGGAACACCGTTTTTTGTTCAAGATAAAATACACAAAAACGAAAAGACAAACTATTCCAACGCAACGCAAGGACTGATGGAAAACTCGTTGGTATCTATCACATTTTTTTCATCTAATAATATTGAAAATATTCAAAATACATTGCGCTCAAAAATATATAATCTAACAAATGGTAAATTCAAAATTGACGTCCAAGACAATGATCAATTAAAAATAATTATGAGATCTGTATTTTTGCAGTATTCTTCAAATAATAGTGATAATATTGATGGACAAATTGAACAACTTAACCAAATAGTTTTGAATTATGCCATTCCACAAGTTCATAATGAATTGGTGAGCTACATCAAATACAAGAAAGATATTTCTAGTCCACCATCAGTGATGGCATTACCGCAATCTTTGGCGATTGACAAAACTATAGAATTAAATAATTTCTTCTAATTCACTCAACTCTTGTAGATATATTTCAGTTATCGTTTTTTCCAATAATTCTTTAAGTTTTTCATTTATTCTGTCATGCTCGTTTTTGAGCTTCTGAACATTTTCTTCATTCAAAGAATCCATTGGCATTTTAGTCAAATAACTATAACTATTTTCATATTTGTCGTAATCTTTTTCACTAAGCAGCTGAGCAATTTCTTTTGACTTTTTTCTTCGCAAGTCAATCGTGTCTTCCAGAATTTCACAAATGAACTTATATTTATTTGAACATACCTTCAACTCTTCTTCCATTTTTTTAATTTGATATTCTTTGCGAATATTGTAATACTTTAATCGGGTTTCAACAAAGTCTTCGATGATTTCATACACACTAACATAGTGTTTGAGTTTTTCGTTTTCATCGAACAAATACATGTTTGTTAGTGAAATATTTGACGACAGTTTGAATTTCTGACAAATATTATGAAGCGTTTGTTTGTTATCCAAATTAATATCATTGTCAAATTTTAGTGTAATTTGAATGTCTTTATCAGTTGACAAATCCTTATAATCTTTCAAACCATACTTTTTTTCTTCAAGACATTTTTCCAAAAACACAATGTAAGGTTCATTCCATACACCAATTGGCAATTCCGTTATAGTGAGTGTATCATTTTTTACAACAATATTTCCATTGGTGGCATATTTCATATCGTCAACATGTTCAATCGTTCCTTTGAAATGGCGATAATATGGAGATAGAGTAATGTTGTTTTCCACATGTTCTTGCAGATGATTCTTGATGTATCCAATAATTTCAGTCGGATTGAAACAAGGAATATTCGTAGAGAATCCTGTTCCAATACCAACGCTTCCATTCACCAATACCATTGGAATGATTGGGGTGTAGAAGATTGGTTCAACAGAAAGTCCATCATCATCCAAATAATTCAAGATTGGATCATCTTCTGCGCGAAAGATACCACGCGAAATATTATGCAGTTTTGTAAATATATACCTTTCAGATGCGTGATCTTTACCGCCTTGAAGTCGTGTTCCGAATTGTCCACTTGGAACAAACAAGTTAATGTTGTTCGAACCAACAAAATCTTGCGCCATATTGACAATCGCGCCATTCAAACTTGCCTCACCATGATGGTATCCGGATTGTTCCGAAATATAGCCACTGAACTGCGCGACTTTGATTTCAGAATACAACTTTTTCTTAAACGCGCTAAACAAGATTTTACGTTGCGAAATTTTCAATCCGTCCATCAAATTCGGAATAGACCTGTCGCAATCATATTTTGAAAAGTGAATCAGTTCTTTATCAATAAACTCATTATAACTTATTTGTGTATTTTTGATATTCAAACAATTATCACGGTCATAACCACTTAACCAATTTTTACGCTCATCCGCCTTAGATTTGTTGAAAATTTTATCAATCAACACCTTGTCATTTTCTTGCAATTGAAAGTGGATTAATTTCTTCTCTTTGAAATATTCTTTGAATTCTTTCGCCGTACTTGTACCCAATCCCTTGTAATACTTGATCTTGTAACTCTTACAATTGTCATTATTTTGTTTCCAATTTTCATATTCTGCGTTATTATAAAAGCTAATTGATTTGTTCATCTTAGTCGCTTTCAAAATTGGAGTGTTCATAAACCCAATAAAGTTTGGAATCTCCAACAATGAAGGCCATAGATAAGAGAGGAAATTTACACAAAGTCCTTTAATGTGACTCCCATCCAAATCTTGATCTGTCATGATGATTATCTTTGAGTATCGCAATTTACTTGTATTGGAATAAGTCTTGCTAGTCTCTAGCCCAATAATCTTCTTAATTTCGTTTATCTCTTTACAATCATTGATTCTTTTCTGTGTTTCACCGCGAACATTGAAAATCTTACCTTTCATCGGATATACACCAATATAATTGCGGTCATCATTTGTGAGACCTGAAATAATACCTGCTTTTGCCGAGTCTCCCTCGCATATAATCAACATGGTATCTTTTGATTTGGTGGTTCCTGCGTAGTTTGCATCAACTAATTTCGGAATTCCGCGTATGTTTTTACTTTTAGAACCATCTGTTTTTTTGGCATTTTGTTTATCTTTGATATCTGACAACGCACAAGAAGCGTTCATCACACCCATTTTTGCCAACTTATCAATAACATTATTTCCTACTTCGCAAGTAGAACCAAATTTGGAAGCACCTGTATTCAGATAGTCTTTCGTCTGACTATCAAAACTAGGGTTTTCAATACAACAATTTACAAACACGAATAGTTGTTCCTTGATAATAGATGACTTGACTTCTACCTTTTTCTTTTGTTTAATGTATTGAACCATTTTCTTGGTAATCTGATTGAGAATATATTCAACATGTTTACCACCTTTACTTGTGAAAATGCCATTAACAAATGAAATTTGTGTGTATTCGTTATTGAGGCATACGCCATAACTCCAGCGCTCATTACACTTCTCAAATACAAATTTCTTCTTTGAATATTCATCCAGATACATTTTAATATATGACTGGAAGTCGTTTACTTTTAAGAGTTCGTTGTTAAACTTTACCTTGACATCTTTAGGAGTGATTCCCGCAATATCATAAACGCGTCTTTGAAATAATTTTACCATTGAATCTGAAAGATTTGGTAGCCCCAAACGCTCATAGTCAGGACGAAACATTACCTTCGTGTATGGCTTAGATTTGCTTTTGGTGATTGTCGGCTTTTCAATAATGTTGAGATTATCTTTGAAATGTTGCGTGTATTTCAAACCGCGATTGTGATCTATCGTCTCAATGTAACCGTATTTTGACCAAATGAGAACAAGTTTAAACCCAAATCCATTCTTACCGCCTGTAATCTTTTTCTGTTTCTTGTCGTAATTCGTAGATGTGCGAAGATGTGCGAATATCATCTCTGGAATCCATAATTTGTATTCTGGGTGAATCTCGACATCAATTCCATTGCCATTATTATACATTGTAATTTCGCCATTATTAATGCTAATATTTATTTGGGTCACTTTTTCATTTTCAGGACACTCTTCTTTAGTTTGCATGCGAATGTAATGATCCCGACAGTTTACAATACCCTCATCAAACAATTTGAATAGTCCGGGATTATATTGCTCCATGTTTATTTCCTTGAAAGAACTTTCATTCTCGTAAACATATAGTTTTTGTTCAATATTTTCAACAGAACCAATATAGGTGTCGGGGTTATCCAAAATATGTTCTTTGTCTGTTTTTTTCTGATATTGTTTGCTGATTTCGGCCATGATGATTGTTTGTAACTTTACTTGAACTTAGTTGTATTATTCAATTTTTTTTAAATGTATATATTAATTTGTCTATTACAAAATGACACAAAATATGTCTTCAAAAATGATGCAATCATACATGATTCAAAACCGGGTGGGTGTAAAATATAATACTTCGGCAACAACTAGTATCAACAATATTATTATAGGCGCGGAGTTTGATTCTAATAAAAATTTGCTATTTTCTCTTGGTTATGATGTGTATACTACTTATTATAATTCTCTTTTAAGGTCTTCGGGTTTGACTTCAACACAAAAATATAATATTCAAGACACATTTAATAGTATTATATCAAATTTGAGCGATGACGAAGAAAAACAACTTGGTATCTATGAAGAAGACGAGAACGATATTGCCACCGCTCAAAAAGAATATGAAACTTCCATTATACAAAATCCGGATTTTACATTTTATTGTACAGTTTATGACAACAATAAAATCAAATCACTCGTGATAAATAATATGCAATCTCATTTCAAATTATCATATGGAAAAAAATACATATTTAATCTTGAAGATAAAAGTAATGCTGGTACAACTCTATCTTTTTCAAAACAACAGCAATTATTTGAAGATATTGACGGCATTTACCGTGTAGGTAATCCGGGAAAATCCGGCGCATGCCTTGTATATATTCCAGAACTACCCTCGTATTATTATGCGATTCATATTTACAATAAGGATGATTATACGACTGGTTCGTTTAATGATTTTGGTTATATTTACAAACAATTATACTTGGAATATTCTTATAATATTCCTTATCCAAATAATGTGTTGTTTTACAACGCGCAAGAAAATACTACCAAAACCCCTTTATTCGGAACTTCTATTTTACACACCGTAGAAAATCATGGTCCGAAATATATACTGTCTAGTGACGCAAGTTATACCGAAATTATTACATCGTCCTCTTATACGAGTTACTCTTGGTTCAATCAAATTTCTGACGTTAAAAAATCATTTGGTATGTATTATGGTTACTATACTTTAAAATATAGGTTTAGGAATAATAGAATTGCGCTTATCAATAAGGGCGTCAACTCGTACGGAATTTCAATGGAAAATCTTATTCAGGTCGCCGGCGATGAATCTAGTGTGGAAGTTCATTATTTGAAGGGTCTGGATGAAACCGGGGAACTCGACGGTTCTTATAACTTTTATAATACACCGCTTACCATCAAAGTACTAGGTGATTTTGAAAAATGCTCGCTTTACACAAAAATTCTGGGTTACAATAAACTAGAAGATATACTTTTTTTTGATGGTGAATACGCAAATTATTCAATTACAAAACCCGATGGTTACACAGATGTATCGGATGGGAATATTATTGGTCTTTACCCGGAAAGCGAAATCCATTTTCACGATATAAGTAGCGACATTTTAAATTTAAGCAATATTTACAACGATGTCTCCGTGAATGTCGACGATCGTCCTAGAATCTCCTTGAATTATGATGGTAGTAATAGTAGTTATGATTCTTCTGTTTTTTATGGATTATACAAAGGTCAATACATTATCAAAAATATTCCAGAAGACAGACCTATTGCCATCATCAACGAAGACGTTAGTTTTTCAAAGACGGATTGTATTAAATATTTTGGTCCTGAGCAATACAAATACCGAAGACTGGGTCCGGACGGAAAAACAATGTTTGATTATTATTATCATACGCTGGTCATTCAAGTATTTGGAGATTTTGGAAAAGTATCTATATATGAATACAACGATGGATTTTGCGGACGTGAGAATTTGTTGATGTATTACGAAAGTTTCAACGACATTTCAAGCGAATTTCAAAGTTGGTATGAATTATACGAACATGCAAGTTTCCAAGCGAATTGTAGTTCCATAAGCGTTTCAGGAAATACAATCGACAATATGTTCACTAACATATACCAAGTGGAATCTTACATCAGTTGTGATATAAGTCTTGACAGCAATCAAGACAATGTGTTGTTGTTCGACGATATTAGCGATAGTTCAACAAAATATTGTTTTGATACTGGAAATTTTGTTCTTATGAATATTCCTTCTGATTACCGTATTGCATTTTTGAATTATGGTCGCGAAGATTTATTTTCTTATGACGGATACTACGCATATTCCAAAACTAGCACAGCTTCTGATGGAAATACTTACACGTATTATTCTGGTAATATTAATATTACCGTGACGGGAGATTTTGGGCAATTAAGTTTTGAAACGTTAGATAAGAGTTATATGGGCGGCTTTCGCAAGTTAATGTTTAACAGCGGCACAAAGGGAGAAGCGGTTCATCATTGGGGCGGCAATACTTATTATAATATGTTGACGAGCGATTCGTCCGCCGCGCCGCAAAATTATTATATCAACGTGCGAACCAATGCTCGCGCTGTACACTACAGCGAAGATTATGTGACATATCGTTTTGCAGGTTACGATCGTAATGGATTGATTGACGATGAAGACGATAATCCAGAACTCACTTTTGCAATTGGAGATAATATTTACTTTACGTTTGATGACAATTCCGAACACCCATTTGGCATTTATACCTATCATAATCTTCTAACCGACGCACAATTGATTACAAATAATTCTAATAATACTAATTCTCAAATAGTGTGGACCCCGAATCTTATAGTCAGCAACTACTATTATTATCGGGCGGAAAAATATGTCACGAATTTTATGTCAAATGGTATCAATATCATCAATAATGAAAAAGCAGATATTATATTGAATATTAGTAATGTTTATACAGAACCGCAGTTTGATATCAGTTATGACATCAGTTCAACTCCTATGTTTGAAGGTACAACGCCTTTTTCAATACTATTAACATCGTTTAATATTGAATTTGATGAAGTTATTAACATTAACAGTTCTAGAAATTTATATCTGTACAATCATGATAACGATACCATAGACTTCACAATACCGGCAATTCAACTTGTAAAAAACGCAGAGGAAAATACCATCACTTACGGTACAGGTTTTAGCATATATCATGCTAATGTAAGTAGTTTAGAGTTTGACACTAGTTATGCTTTATTGATGGATGAAGAGTCATTTGAAAATATTTATTACAATACAATTAGCGGAGAAATTGAAACATTTGCCGATATATCTGCTTACAACTTAATAAATTTTACGACAGAAACTAGATGGGATTCGCCCGTGTTTATCCGTATTAATCATCCTGACTCTTCAGCATCATTGATTGATGTTTCGGGATATATTGAAATTGAATTTGACAAACCTGTTCATATACCCGCTGACGCCGACGTGCCAGGAGGAAACAATATTGCGTTTGTGGATAGCGATGGAAATTCAATAAACGCTTATGATGATGACAGTAGTGGGAACAGTATTCTTATTTATTATAGTGGATTGAATTATAATACTGTTTACTCGGTCTCTTTTGATGATTACAGTATTGTTGATTCAAGTAATATTAATTTTACAATAACAGATTCTTCCTTGAGCGATTATTCCATACAAACCATAGAAGATCCAAGACCTCAACTACAATATTTTATTCCAAACACAGATATTGACGTTTCTAATATATACGTGGATCAACCTATTAGTTTGGTATTCAACGAACCCGTTTACTTGGATACGACAAGTAGCGGCAGTATTCAAATAGATGCTTCTAGCTCTTCGGGCTCTTCGGCTTTTAATCGCCTTGATATTTCTGACAATGATGATGTTTCAGGAATCATATTTGGAAATAGAACAAATACATTGCGAATCTATCCATTCAACGCAGATGCGAACTTCGAAACCAGCACAGTATATGTACTAACTATAGATGGTGACATCATCAAAGATATTTGCGACAACTATTATCCGGGAATCAGTACAAGCGATTCAAACCCAATTACTTTTACTACCGGAGATAGCGCGGGTGATGCACAAGAAAGTTTAGCAAGTGAGACGAGTGGAAATATTGTCAGTGACGATTTGGGAAATAATTACATCGTCTTTAACAATGACACCTCATATGAGAGTAAACAGTATACTCTTTCGGTAAGAAGTTACACAATAGACATATCTGAATCATATCCGTTTACAATATTGAACAGCGATATCAGTAATATGGTTGTTATTGGTATCAGCAATGAGGTCATTGAAATAGATGTAAGTGGTGGTAGTGAACAAGTAGATGCTACTACAGGCGATTACTTTGTCTTTACAAATAGTGACGGAGAAACCATATCTCTCGCGAATGGCGACTTTAAATTTATGCGCGGACAAAGTTACAGATTTAAAGGGGGTGATATTAGCAATAACTATAAATTTGTTATTTATTATGGCGATGTAAGCGCTTCATTGGCAAGTGGCGACGTGTCATCTAGTTTTACCATTCCAAAAAACAAGTCAACAGATGGTAGTTCACTGTATTATCGCGCAACATATAATACCACAAATTACGACGCATCTTTAACGCTCTTGTATAGCGATGTGTCGGAAGACAATGAAAATGGAAATGGTTCTTATGATTTCTTTTACGGAAATGTAACTATAGACATTTGTAGTAATGATTTCGGTTCATTCAGTTTTTACACATATAATAATGGCTATATGGGAGGTAAATATGCGTTTACTTTTGAAGACAACTATTCATGATAACTTTTTTCTTTGTAATATATATAATTCAAAGTATGCCTAGAAAACAAGTATTCAAAAAAACAGTCGGCTCGAGAGCGGAGGTGTTCCATGGAACTGCCAAGAAAACAACCGGTGGTCTTTTGAAGAAAGATTTAGCGAAAAACAAGCACGGAGAAATTGTTTCCAGAAAGAAGCAAATGACTGCCAAGAAAGAGAAACGCCTCGAAAAGCACGGATATTTTGCCAAGAAGGGCAAATTCGGCTACGTCAAGAAGGACGTGGCGGGTAAATCAAAAAAGAACAAGACTTCAAAGAAGACAGCAAAGAAAAGTAAAAGAAAAGGCAAGCGTTAAGTAGTTGAAACAAGTAATTACAATATAATATAATTTGTTGAAATCTTTCATATTATATTGTCATTATGAGACCTTTATTTTTGTTCACCATTTTTCTATTTAGTTTAGTTATGAATATAAATATGTTTGAAGAGTATTATAATCATATGAAACCATCATGACTTTATCAAAGTGCGATTTATTAATGGTCGGTATGAAGAAAAATGTCAGCTCGCAAAACTTAGCCAACTATGAAATGTCTGCAATTAATATTGAGAAAAATGAAATATCAAACGCCGAATCTCCAAAACTAGACATTAATAATGATGAAATTGCGAACGACTATATATACGTCGTCTCTTATTTTTACCAAGTATTTGTTCATGTTTTCATATTTTCTATTTTTGAGTCTTTGTTTTTTTGGCTTTATATTACCAAAGAAGAAGACCAAGCAATTTTAAATCAGATTGAAGATGTGGTTTTAGTTGGCAATCTATTTTGCACAAACATAAACGATGATATTGATTTTTCATCGTTATATGATTATCAAAAAGATAAAAGAGATAATTACAACCAGGAACTACCTTTTAACAATACTATTATGCTAAACACTTATTTATTGTGTACAATTGTTTTACTCAACATTTTTCTTAAATTTAGTCGTACAAATATTGTGATATTAAATTACAACATATTAAAAAATCAAAGTGTAACTTTTCTCTGCTTGTTTGTGTATGAATATTTATTTTTCAAAAATGTGATATACAATTATGTCCCCAATTCTTCAAACAAGATTGTTAAAAAAATATTTGAACAGTGTGTTTAATTTTGTCTTTCAACAAACGCTTTAAATATATTATTTACACATTTGGAACATTTAAAACCCTTATTACCCTTTATTATAAAAATGAATTAAATATTATAAACATTAATAATTATACAAAATGATTTACATATACACGCTTAAATTAGATAAAGGGAAATACTATATTGGAAAAACCAGTAACCCACAATTTCGGTTACAAAGTCATTTTGATTCAAATGGTTCATTTCATATTGGACAAAAAAATATAAACCATTAAAAGTGATAGAGATTATACCAAACTGCGATGATTATGATGAAGATAAAATCACGAGGCAATATATGGACAAATATGGAATAAATAATGTTCGTGGTGGTTCATTTGTTTCAGTAAAATTGAACAAATCAACAATAGATACTTTGAAACAAATGAGTAATGGAACAAATAATAAATGTTTTATTTGTGGAAAAACAGGACATTTCGCAAACGATTCTTCAAAAAATGAATATTGTGATTCTGATAGTCATGAAGAATGTGAAGTATGGTCTTGTTCTCATTGTGGTAAAGAATTTGATACATATAAAGGTGCTACATTTCATGAAAATGTCCATTGTAAAAAGAAAAAATGTAGTTATTATGAAGAATCTGATGAAGAATCTGATGAAGAATCTGATGAAGAATCTGACGAAGAATCTGACGAATATAATGATTTTCAAACAAATAAAAAATCATCAAATTGTTATCGTTGTGGTAGAAAAGGGCATTACTCTTCGGATTGCTATGCTTCAAAACATATTAAAGGTTATTATCTCAAATAATCAGCGTTTTACACCCTTGAAGATTTAAAACCGCACATTTCGGTGAAATAAAAAAATTGAATAACAATAATTGCTTAAACATATAATACAAAACAATGCCGAATTTTTGTATATTTCAAGACAAATTAATTACACCAGAAGATATTTATAAATTCAATATTGATAAAAATAGCGAGTTTATATGCTACACTTGTGATAAACGATTGCATTTTAGACAATCTCGTAATGGAGACAAGGATTATACAGAACATTTTTATCACCAAAATAACATAAAAGATACACATATTAATTGTGAAAATGATACATATCAAAGTGTTAAGAAAGAATTAAGTGATTTCCATAGTATGTTTTCAAACTTTGTGAAAAATGATTGTAAAGAAATTTTACGAAAAATAGATTTAAAAAAACACATTGTTGATGGATATAGTTTTACACATTTTACGAAAAAACACATTGTTGATGGATATAGTAAAGAGCATAATATGGGAATAGAATTTCAAAATTCTAAAATATCGGTTGATGATATAATTAGTAGAGATAAAACAACAGAAATTGACTGGATATTTAATGTTGATAAACAATTTATTAAAAAAATAGATATAGGCAACTTAATTGTATGTGAGATACCTCACGACAACTGGGAAAAAGCAGTTAAAGTTGTAGAAAATAATGTATTCTTATACACAAGTTTCAAATCGTGGATTTGGTTAGTTGATAGAGAAAGTTATAGAATTCAAATTGATAATAAATTAAGAAATGTGTGGATTGGCGAAGTATGTAGTTTCCAAGATGTATTAGATAATACTTGTCTTCAATATATTATAACTGCAGAAGGATTAAATACTTTTCGTTGTGTAGAAAATGATTGTGAAAGTTCTAAAATAATTTACGCAAGATGTAAAAAATCAATGTATTTATTAGACGATATACATAGAAAATATGTTTGTAATTATTTATTTAACAAGAATGATATTTTAGCGATAAAATCTGTTGCTGGAAGTGGAAAAACTACTACATTATTAAATATAGCAAAAAAACATAACGATAAGAAAATTTTGTATATAGCATTCAATAAAAGTTTAATTACAGAAATAAAAGATAAAATAAAATCACAAAATATTCATAATATTCAACCATTCACATTTGATGCCTTATTGTATAAGTTATTCATATCTCTAAAAGGATATGAACCTACTATTGTTGATTTAAGACCACAATTTATCGGCAAAATAATACCATTTTTAGAAGGAAAACCTTATAAAGTTAGAGAATATTATTGTAAAAAATTTCTTCAGTTTTGTAATGATGCTAATAACAATGATATTCGTCAATTTTGTTTGACTAAATTAGGTGATAAGAAACCACTAATGGAACAAATGTGGGATAAATCTAATCAAGACAAATTAATTACATTTGAAACAATTAGAAAACGAGCATATATAAACAGATGGTTTAAGGGTTTTATTGATAATACATTTCATTTAATTATGATTGATGAGACACAGGATTTTGATATGATTATGCTAAAAATGTTGTTGAATGATACAAAAATACCTAAAATATTTGTTGGAGACCCAAAACAATCTATTTATGATTTTAGAGGTTGCATTAATGCTTTCAATTATCTACCAAAAGAAGCATTAGTAATTGAATTTTACTCAACATTTAGAGTTGGAAATCCTGCTTGTGAAATTATTAGAAGTAAATTTGATGATTGCTGGATGATTTCAAAAAGTATTAATGAAACATATTTTGTTCCATCATTTGAAAATAATGACAAGTATGTTTATTTATTTAGAAGTTGGAGAGTTTTACTACAAACTGCCGAAAAAACAAATAATATATGGATTTATAATTTTGATAAAAAAATAAATGAAATTAGAAATCTTCATAAAAAACTTCAAAACATGAACAATTTTGACGATGACGATGATAAGTTTGAAGATGACTTGCCTAAATTTCTTACATCAATAAGTTCATATCAAGTTGAAGAATTGCTTAACAATATAAATAAAAATGTGGTTTGTTTTGAAGATAGCATAATTCAATTTTATACAACCCATTCATATAAAGGTATGGAAAATGACAATATTAGATTAGCAAATGATATTGATTTAACTGATGATGAAAATATTTATTATGTTGCTATTACAAGAGGTATGAAAAAAATTGTTATAGATGATTGCTTTCATGATTAATTAATATTTCAGAATAATTTTATCAAAATCGCTTGAATCCAAATTGCGCTGTTCGATAAGCAGTTGTGTCAAATTATTAAACGCTCCATTATTTCTTTCCAATATACTTCGCGTTTGTTCATATGCCCACTTTACCAATTCCTCAATTTCACAATCAATTTCTTGTTTGCTATATTCGCTCAGCCTATCGCTATTTGTTGCAATATTTCGTCCCAGAAACGGCTGCGTTGAATCGTTTCCATCGTAAATCCCTATATTTTTACCCATACCAAACGTGGCAACATAACGCCTCGCAATGCTATTTGCCTGTTTTAGGTCGTTTGACGAACCTGTTGTGATTTCAAGGTCGGGGATATTTTTGAAGATTGCGTCGTCCATTTGACTTGGACTGCTCTTATAACTATAATAGACCTGCTCTGCGGCCCGTCCGCCCAACGAAATCATCAAATTCGCAAGCAGGAACTTCTTAGTAGGAAACGATTCATATTTGTCTTTTGGAGTAAACAGAGTATATCCACCAGCCCCATTTTTATTTGAATTAATAGTGACCTTTTGGATTGTAAACATGTCCTTGAATAAATGGGCTGTGAGCGCATGTCCAACTTCGTGAGCAGATACAAGACGAATCACATCTTCGGGGCGATTTTCACTTGCGCTGGGCAGTCCTATTGTCATTTTTTCAAACGCATTGTAAATAGTGGTATCCGTAATGTATGACTCATTGTACCTTACACTAAGAATTGCCGCCTCATTTGCCAAATTCGCAATATCGGCTCCTGAAAATCCACCTGTCAATCTCGCCAACTCATCTAAGTATCCAGTTTTATAGACCTCGTGAACATTCTTACCATTGAAGTGAATATCAATTATTTTTCGGCGCCCTTCCATATCAGGCAAAGGAACAATTACTTTACGATCAAATCGTCCTGGTCGTGTAAGCGCGGCATCCAAAATATCCGCACGATTTGTAGCCGCAATTACAATAATACCTTCATTTTTGATAAATCCGTCCATATTTGTCAAAATCTCATTCAGCGTTTGTTCGCGCTCATCATTTCCACCCGCAAGTCCGGCACCGCGCTGACGCCCAATCGCATCAATTTCATCTAGAAAAATGACACACGGCGAGAGCTCCTTCGCCCGTTGGAAAAGATTTCGCACGCGAGAGGCGCCAACACCCACAAACATCTCAATGAATTGAGAACCAGAACAATACAAATAGTTCACATTTGCTTCTCCCGCAACTGCTTGAGCCAACAATGTCTTCCCTGTTCCAGGTGGTCCTTCCAATAATACACCCTTTGGGATCTTCGCACCAGCTTTTTCGTATTTCTCCGGTTGTTTCAAAAAATCAACAACTTCCATCAACTCAAATTTGGCTTCATCGCATCCGGCAACACTACTGAAATCAACGTCGATTGACCCCGATTCCACTTCAGTAAACGCACCCCCCCCACCCGCACCTGGTATCATATTCATAGGATTATTATTTCGCAACTGAGGTACAATGCCCCGAAGTAAAATGCTACCAATTAAGTAAAGTGCAGCAAATTGAACAACGTTCGAAACAATAGTACCCAGTTCAATCGGTTCAGGTAAATACAAAACATCGTAATTTATGTGATTTTTATCCAGGTTATTCAAAAGACTTGATACTAATGATGGAATCATTTTAGTAACATGGAAATTTGAAATATCATAACTACCAATATTATGCATTTTATCAATTGAAACAATACCTTTAATTTGTTCGTTTTGAGTCAAAAGACTTACACCTTCCACTTGGTTATTTTGAATGCTTGCTTGAAAATCATTATAGCTTTGAGCAACTCCGTATTTTGATACTTCGTCATAAATATGTTTTGTCAAATCTGCCGGTGACTGACCACTATGCTCTCCAATTGAAAATTTGTTAATCACGTCTTTACGCGCAATCTTCAATCCGGTTGCGCGCCTTTTTATATGACTATTTGGTACATTGAAACCACTCACACACAACAACAAGTTTGTACAAATAAAAAAACGATTCATTATTATCGCGTATTCTATAAATAATAGTCAGAGCATATCTTTAAACTTTATTCGCTTTTAATTCATCCACAACTTCCCTGACCACGTCACCCCAATCTCCCAAGCGTTTTTGTCGAAATAATTTCACATTTGGATACCAATATGTTGTTTTATCGCTTCGTGACCATCTCCATTCACAGCCAACTGTCAACAGGGCGTAAGTATTAACATTTAAATTCGCGGACAGGTGTATTATAGATGTATCTGTCGAAATAACACCATCTACATGCCTCATTATACAAAGCGTGTCTATATATGTTCCGTGCGAGTCTAAAATATTCCCAAAATAATATACATTATCATATTCGTCTAATATTTCGGTTTCTTCTGTTGTCAGATCTTTTGTTACAATGATCCAGTTTATATTTTTCATTTGAAACAAAGATCGCGCGTGTTTTAATTCCATTTTTCTGTTTTTTAACTCTTGCGCATTATTATTACTACCCTTCCAATTAAAAATGTAACACTTTTTGTCTTTTTTTTCACATGATATTTTCCATAATATTTGTCTACATAACAAAGAAGGGTCCAACGTTATTGTTTCAAATAGCGGTGTAAACGGCAATGTGTCGTATTCATACCCCAAGTATTTTATCAAGCATATCACATTACAATGGTAATCAAAACACACATTTTCATCACTATAATCTTTGATAGTAACCGACTTATTCTTTTCAAACGTTTTTTGGTATATCCACGAGGTTCTTTTGTCGCTGATAAAAATGATATCATTGTTTGGAAATCTTTCAAGAATAATGGGAATGAACCTGGCATACATAAACCCATCGCCTATTCCTCCACCGTTATACAAAAGTAAGGTTTTTCTGTTATCTCCCTCTTTGAAAAAAGACATATTATCGTGTTTCACCATTTTCCCATTTAATTCTTTATTTCTTTCGGCGAGATTCAATTGATTCAAATAATCATAACTCTCATTGTATTTATTTTGTGACAAACAAGATAGCGCGTAATTTTCTTTACAGAATTGTTTTTGTTCTTTACTTATATTTAGAATATCTATATTTTTCATAATCTCGGTAATCTTTTCATAATAGGGAAACTCGACATTGAAAATGGAGCAAATATTGTTGTACGAAAATAACAAATCAATATAAAATTCGTCATATTCCTCGTAATTTTTGTATTTTGTCATTAATGATTTTAGAACTTTCATAGATTCTTTATATTCGCCCTTTGTGTACAGGATTTTCCCGCGTTCTAATTGTTCGTATTCAATTTTGATGTTACAGTCGTATATTTTTTCCTCTTTAATGAGTGAATTATATTTCTCATTGATTTTTCTCTTTATTTTGTAGCGCAAATCATTGATTGTGTGTATTAATTCAGCACATTTAATATATTCAGAATCATATTCCTTTTTAGAACTTTTTCCCCGGATTTTATCTTCTAGATCCCACAATTTCAAATTGGTATCATATAGGTTACCGAACAATTTGTCTTTTGTCTTTATTTGAGGGTTGTCATTTTCAATCAATCTCAATTCAGTTTGAATATTAAACAGCGCCTCTTGATTTGTCGCTTTTCTCTGTTTAATATTCAAAATTGTCACCTTGTCTATTATTTCTCCAAAACTACAACTTATTTTACAATTCATTTGATGATTTACATTGTATTTTTTCGTTGTATTTAAATATTCATATTTTTATTGAATTATATTTTACAAAAATTAACAAAAAATGAAATAGATTCTCAGATATGTAGAAATTGAGATTGCATACCATGGACGAAAAAATGAACACAAACTCCAAAAAACAAACAATCATTGTCAAACGAAAGAAACGCAAAAAATCGCCAACAAAAGAACAGATCCACGACAGAATCGAAAAACAACATAAGAAGAATATGTCCATGACGATGACAACGCTGTAACATTTGGAACTCTCTCTCCAATCGTTAACCATTTCAGAGCATTGTAATTATTTAAATTCAACCACATTACCAGGCAAGACACCACAGTCTATCTCATTTAAGTCAACATTTACTTTCCAATGCAACTCAAGAGGAACATCTTGTGAAAGCGGCGATTTTGACGTCCAACGTTCCTTTCTAAATATGTCGTATAATTTTTTTATACGACATTTTATACCCCCTTTATTCCGAGGAGGCGCGTGTTTTACAGCCCATTCAAATTGTAGCGCTTCAATCTTGTTGCGAAACCCACAAACAAGACAAATATGTGTCCAGCCAGGACCTTTGCTGGTTGTGTATTTCGCACCACCTTTAATTTCACCGTTATGCTGGCGCAATCGGCGCTCATAATATGGAGACACCCCGGCATAAGTATAACCGCGATTCTCTATGATATAAAAAAACCACGGAACAATTGACTCTTGTTCTGCCATTTGTCTTTTACATTACACGCGGAAATATATTTGCTCATCTACCATAACGTTGTCCCAACATCAAGGCTTCTCCGCCACCACTCTTCCGATAAGTGCAAATTAAAGTGTGTCCATTTCGCGGGAAAGAATGTCCGCGGCTGCCAGATATTCGCTTGCCGCGCTCTTGATCTTCTTGAACTTATTGCACCCACCACATTCACAGCCTACACAAGCTGAGCGTTTTTTAGACGCAGGTGGCTTGCTTGAAGATGATGCGATGACTTTTCCATCTACCACATCAGTGGATGTGCTAGATTGTGGTTTCAACACCCATCCACCCCTCCCGGTGGTTCCGCCCGAAAGTTCCCATACATGAGTAGTTTCTTTCAACTTGCGAGCAGAAGAACCTTTCTTAGAACGGTCGTTGATATATGAAGACCCATCGCGCGAAAGAACCTTTCCGGTAGGAAGACGCCCGCGAACAATCGCAGTTGTGGACGACGAGGATTTGTTATCCAGGGTCGTGACCGATGTGGAACCGAGTTGTTTCGAAGCGAGCGCAGTTGCGACTTCCCTTTCGTACAAAATGTTGCGAAACATCTTTGTCTCGAGACCAAATGACTGGGCTGCCGCAGTGGTCTCGAAATCGCTCTTTGTCCACGTCACCCCCGCGTCTGTGAACTTCATAGGGGTCGGCGCGGACATGATGGCGGGTTCAACAAGAACCAATGATTTTATGAGACCCTCCATATTTTCATGATGACGACGCTCAAAGAGCTGGCTATAAACATTTTTCCACCAATCAGCATGAAACTATAAAAGAAGATATAAACCTTGAGTATTCCACGAATTCAATCAGAATTCTGAATGCAGTATTTTCAGAATAGAAAACACCATGGCTACCGTAGCCGCAAAGAAGAAGAAAGGGCGGGTCGGCTCTCAGGAGCGTCTCGCGTTCATTGAGAGCAAGATGGAAATGACGGATTGCATTAAGGAAGGTCTCGACGCCGGACTTGAGTACCCAGCTAAGCTCATATGGGAACTCGAGACCTTGAAGGCAGTTTCTCCAACCTCTCTTGTCATCGTGAAAGATGATACCTACGGTTATGGAGGCAAGGGGTGGGCAGTTGCCCCATGGACACCACCCGGGATCGTATTCAAATTGTATAGCGCAACATTCGAAACATTTGACCCACCGAATATCACGGAGCACACCGATGAAATGTATGCAGACGAGTACGAGCGCAGGCAGGAGGTCAAGAAGGAAATCGAACAGAAGCGCGAACAGAAACGCCGAGCAACCGAACAGAGGCGTCGAGATGTCGCCGACCGGAAGCGCCTTCGTGAGGACGCCGCAAACAAGAAATTCTGGGAACAGTCCGATAAGCGCTACATGAAGTTTAAGTCTACGGAGCTCGGGAAGCGGTTGCTAGAGAATGAGACTGAGGACCAGGAGGAGAGCGATACCGAGGCCACCCCACCGACCATATCCGAAGCGAGCGGTGGAGAGGTCGCCGAGACCGGTGGTGGTGGTGGTAAGTCAGTGAAAGACCCTGTGTGCATTGGATGCTTGACCAACCAACCTAACCAAATGGCGCACATGGGTCCAGACGGGTGCCTCGGCGACGAATGGTCTGCTATCGCGGACGAGTAACGAGAACAATTGATTGATTGTCAGTACTCTACACTAAAAGTCCAACGCCCACAAGGCATGGGCTCGCGAAGGGGTGTATGGTGGCATTGTGCACTACGGCGGATATCCCGCTCACAATAATTGGGGCGGGGGGGGGTCGATGTGTCACGAGGTATCATATATACCCTAATAACAGGGTTTGTCGGGGGGGCAGGGGCGCTAATCAGCCGAGAACAACGTGGTGTAAAAATATATTTTTATCATTGTTCATAATACTAGCATTATTTGTCAGTCATGCACCCAGTGCTGATTTCGGAGCGCATTTCATTTGCTTCAATTCCTCCCCTAAAAATCAATTTGGAGAGAGAAGCGCATTACTTCTTATACAAATTGTATTAGTTCGGAGAAACCCCCCGGTTTCGCTCCTCAGATGCGGTCTCTTCGCGAAGAAGGGCACCCCATAGTCCAATGCGGAGCTCCATCTCATACTCCTCTAGAATGCACCCGAGCGCGGCAACAGAGACATTGTTCTCAAGAGCGATAAGGCTCGCCGCCGCCCTTGCTCTGCGAAAGAAGTTATTGTTGCGATCTGTCACCTGGTGGTGCGTGTGAGGGTGCCGTGGTAGTTCAACAACTTTGAACGTGGTCACTCATTTGTAGGTCACCTCCGCCATGGTAGTGTTGCCCTCGATGTCCTCAATGACCTCCGCCGTAGTAGTGTTGCCCTCGATGTCCTCAATGACCTCCGCCGTAGTAGTGTTGCCCTCGATGTCCTCAATGACCTCCGCCGTAGTAGTGTTGTCCTCGGCGTCCTCAATGACCTCCACCGTAGTAGTGTTGTCCTCGATGTCCTCCGCGGCGGAGAGGACCTGCTGCCGCATGTCGAGCCTGTTGACGAAGAGAACAACTGCGTCCCGAATGGCACAACACCACCGGTGAATCATGTCCATGTAAGACACTGCGAGCAGGGTTCCCCGAAACACTACACAATTTGGAATTGGCGCTGCATAAAATATTCCGTGTATCCGCAATGAATTTAAATATGAACAATTAAATAAGGACAACACCCCCTAATATTCAATGGCATTTTTCGAAAGTATCTGTACACAAACATGTAAAGATGCACAAACATGTAAATTATGCAGCAGCTTCTTCAGAAAAATTGAAACGGGTTTTGTGAAAATGTCCACGAGAATCAAACAAAGTCAGACAACTTCAGAAAACAAATTGCGATGCAAAAATCAGAATATTATGGAGGTATTCACAACCTTCTACGAGCAGCCAGCATTTTGGACAAGGTGGAAAAAGGGGGATGTGAACGGATGAGTGATGGTCCGTATATGAAAACACAAATAATCACGTACATGGGGAATAAGCGGAAAATCATAAAGCATATTGATGACGCAATTGCCATAGTGAAAAAAGAATTGGGTGTCCAAGAAATTTCGGCAGGCGATGGCTTCTCTGGTTCGGGGATTGTATCGCGACTTTTAAAAAAACACTCACATTCACTATATGCAAACGACATCTCGGGCTACTCGGAAACCTTGAATAAATGCTATTTGGCGTCACCCGACGAGGAGTTTCAAGAAGAAATAAAAAAACAAATTCAGCAAGCGAATATAATCGCCGAAGAGAAAAATCATGGAAGGTCGTGGATATCGAGGCATTGGGCGCCCAAAAGCGACAAAATTGAACCAGGCGAACGAGCGTATTATACACATGAAAATGGACGGCGGATTGATGCTGTGCGAAATTATATCGACACGTTGCCTGAGAGGTTTCGTCCATTTATCCTCGCACCACTGTTAGTAGCATCTTCAATCAACGCCAATACCAACGGACAGTTTTCAGCATACTTCAAAGATGAACAAGGGATTGGTTCGTTTGGTGGGAAAAAAAAAGCGTGTTTATCACGAATTACAAAACCCATCAGCATACAGACCCCTATATTCTGCGACAAGGATTGCGACGTGAATATAACAAAAATGGATACAAACAAATGGGTAACTGAATTACCAGAATTAGATTTGGTTTATTATGATCCCCCGTACAATAAGCATGCATATAGTGTATATTACTTCATGTTGGATATCATAAACAACTGGGACTTGTATGTTGATATTCCGGATACAAACCGAGGGCAGCCAAAAAATTGGGTAAAATCAGACTATAATAGTTTCACAAACGCAAAACAGGCTCTCTTACAACTCATTTCAAATACTAAATCAAAATATATATTACTTTCATACAACAGTTGTGGGATCATTCCTATAAATGAGCTTGATGTCAGCCTTCAGCAATTTGGACATGTTCGTAAAATACCAATTGAACACAAGACGTATAATCGTCTGAAAGGGATGGTTGAATATAAACGCAAAGAAGAAAAAGAAAAAAACGAAGAGTTCTTGTGGTTGATCCGGAAAATATAGGACGCGGTATTTGTACGTGTCGGTTCATATATTCATTACATTTTTATTGTTATAGCACATACCATCACAACGCACAACGTTCACCGTGAAAAGAATGCGCCATTTTTTTAAATAAATCAGCAATTGACAGGACAAGCAATCGTCCATGCATTTAGACATATTTGCCCTTGTATTTGAATGGATATCGGGGTAACTAAAAGATAGAGCGTCTTCTATTACTATCTTTTTTCTGTTTTCTTATGTTTAATGTTTCTTGTCTTCTTCTTTTTTACTACTTTTACTTTTCTGGATTTTGTTTTGTTGTTGTTTTTGACTCTCTTTCCACCTGATAATTAGTATCTTTACTGGGCTACTACTGGAGCGAGAGCGGCGAGAGCGGCGAGAAAAACCACCATTCCGCCGATGACCCGCCGATTGAATGGTTTATAGAAATCGTCTGGGTCGCGGATCGGCGGATTTTGTCCATTTAAGTTGAAGGGATTGCCTCCATTACTATTACTATTATCAGGTTTCGCCCCTCCGAGTTCCTTCGCCCTCACCCCCCTCACCTTCGCATTCACATTCGCATTCGGATTCCGAAACGTATCCCCCTCGGGGAAATCGTAATTTGCACTGTCCGCGCTGCTCAACCATCCCCCACCCTCACCACCTCGGAGATGTCGTTTACGTGTCTTTCTTTTGTCGGACGATACAGGATTTGATACCATCTTTATTTTTTTTCGTTCAAGTTTTCTTTTTGTTAGTTTCCTCTTTTTCTTTTGTTGCATGTTGTATTATATCATAATATTATAATATTTTGCCGACATGGCTGAAAACAGGTCGAGACGATTGATCGCACCCATCTCGTCCCAATGGTTCGTGATCGTTGCCACCATAGACGAACAACTGTTCGGAGTTCTCAACGGTGACCATGTCGGCAATGCCCCCGTCCGATACCTCGTCCAATACATCGCACACTTTGGCGCAATGTGTGTCGGTGAGTGACGGTAACGTCAGAACCCACGCCAGCCATGCGGACGGGTCGGACGGCGATGGCTCCTGCTCGCCCTCCCTCATGATGAGCTCATTAGACCGACCGTCATGGACGTCCGTTGCGTAGACAGTGGATGGCTGGACGACAGAAGAGGATAACGAAGCCATGGTGCGGCGGCGGTGCGCTGGGTCAGTGTCGAAACTATGCGTGCCGGGTTTTTCGCGACAATAAAGTCTCTGCCGGCGTCTTTGTCTCGCCTCGCCGCCCACGATGCCTAAATTGATGAGTGCCGTTAAAAAGGAGAAGACATCCGAGGAAGCGGATGAGAGTGTCATGGTGAAGGAGGAGAAGGCATCCGAGGACATGGAGGGGGACAAGGACAATGACAAGAAACAGGTAATGCGCTATCCGAAACTACACGCCGCCGTTACGCCCCCACCGCCGCCACCCACCCCACCAGTCGAACTCCAATTCGAATGCGAAGAGATCTCGCGAGAGGTCGGCAATGGGAAAGAGAATGGTCAATGGCTTCTGGGACGACGATTGTCATTCGAAGAAGTTGGAGATGGACACTGAGTCTCCCAAGAAGAAGCCTCGCGGGCGTCCGCCGAAGGGAAAGGTGTGGAGTGGCGACGGGTGGGTGAGTCTCCGGTGAAGACCCCCGTCACTGACTCCGCCACGAAAAAGCCTCGCGGGCGCCCGCCGAAGGGAAAGGTGTGGAGCGGTGACGGCTGGGTCGATGGGTGAGCCTTGTGCAATTGGCAGGGTGTTTCAGGCGAATATATTATTGCGTGATGTGTGGCGGGGTGGTATAGATTTCACTTAGAAATGTGTTCGACAAATACACGACACGGGGTGGTTGACTCACAATACCACTGTCATATAGTTCATTTCACAAATACCGCATCATGGTGTTGTTTATGAAGTTCTCCATTTTCGCGCGCGTCATTGAGATAGTGAATAAAAGAAGAGTCGCAACAATGTCGGCTATTTGCTATGCTGTATTGCTCTACGGGAAAAACTCCGTAAGCGCCGTCTGCTTCTTCGTTTGAGTCACGGTTACCTCCTTCTTTACCGTTTCATTACGGCTCTTGGTGGTGGTCTCCGTGTCGGCGGCGGCGGGAAGGTCGCCAGCAGCGTTCATCTCCATAAGAGTCTGCTGCGTGACGAGTTCGGTCTCGGAGAGCGTGTATTTCTCCGCGTCTTCTTCCTCGTCGCCCTCGATTTCAAGGTCAAAATCAATATCGTAACACTTCACATAGTCCGTGGTGGGCGAGATGATGACCGTAATCGGGCGGTGGTCGCTCCACGTCATGGAAAGCAGGCGGTTGAGGGTGTGCTTGCTGGCGCTCTTGAACTTGGTGTTGCCGATGCCGTCGAAGTAGGCGCGGGTCTTCTTGTCCCACTCGGTGAGCACGTAATTGGGAATCTTATGAACAACGCCTTTGTGCACGCCGGTGTCGAGTTTCCCCTCCTTCAACGTGATGTGTCGGACCTTCTCGTCGACGTCGGGGAGCCAGATGTCGTCGTTATGCTTGGGCGTGGCACCACCGCCTGCCAAGAACGGGAACAAGTTTGTGGGCAACCCGCTCGGCACGCCTCGGTAGAACTTCTCCAAGAATGCTTGCTTGGTGGATGCGAAGAGGTCGTTTTCGATCTGTACAGTGAACGGAACATCGGCGTCCCACATGCACACCGTCTTGTTGTATTCCTCGTCGGTGTTGAAGTCGCCCAACAGGACGACGTACTTGCCTTGCTCGACGGACTGGGTGCAGATGCTCTGGACGAACGCTGCCTCGATCATGTTCTGATACGGTGTTTTAAACTCGCCACCGGTGGCGGCATGACAAACGACGATGTGGATGTCAAACGTTGATGTTGGTGGCGAGAATGAGAAGAGAACTGGTGCCCGGTCGAAGTATAGGTTTACTTCTCCATCGCGGTCAAGTGTCGCCCACGACTGTTGGACCGTGGTGAGTTCTATGGTGCAGCCGGCGAACTGGATGGTGGTGCCGGCGAACTTCGG